CCATCATGACATGTCTGTCGGACGATCCTGCGGATGAGATGCCGACACGGATTTAATGCGTGGCATCCAGCTCTCGCGCCTCGTCGTCCAGATTTCGTAAGTCGGCTTGAATAAATCGGCCTGATCGAAGGCCCCAATCGGAATCTCAATCTCCGAGTTATCCCTGTCGCTTTCATAGACTGGCGCGCCGCAATCTTTGCAACGATAGCGGCGCCCCTCGGCGGAGGTCGCATGCTCCGAAACGTTGCCACTCACCCTCACCGCATCGCGGGGATAAATCGCAAACATAGCAAAGGGAGAGCCGGTGAATTTTCGGCAGGTGAAACAATGACAAATACCGACGCGATCAGGCGCTCCCATCGCCTCAAACCGGACTTGGCCGCATAAACAACTACCGGAGAAAACGTCCATATCATTCTCCCTTGCTTGGCCGGGTCGGCTCCGCAAGGCCGCCTCTGCCCGCAGATCCTCAATGCCGGAACAATCGTATCAGAGCCTTTTCCCTGCAGACTGTGACCTTGCCTGCCACGCAGCCTAGCGGCTTGCGCCAATGGACCCTGACAACCGGGGTTGGCACGCGGGAAAACCTCGACCTGTTCAGTAAGTATTTAATTTTATGGAGAGAAATGAAAGTTATTGGCGGAGGGAGGGGGATTCGCTCAATACCCCCTGATGCAATGGTCCTTCAAATTGCTGCTTTAAGCCGCGAAGGGTGATGGTAGCAGCGGAGGGATTTGTTCAGTACCACCCGATTCCCAACTGGTCCATCCGCATCCGGTGTTGATCTTATGCTGGCACGAACGCTATATCGAGCGGTTCTTCGCGGATGACTCTACTTGAAGGTGTATAATAGCGACACCAGATATGCCGGACACCAACTCAACCTGGAGAAACTACCATGTTTGACGATCCTAACGATCCACGGGTGATGCAGCATCAAATCCGGGAGCTGCATCAGCAGTCTATAAAGAGTGTCGCTAATAATGTAGCCCTGGCCTCGATTCTTGCTGCTATCGCCACCAAACTCGATATCAGCATTGACGACGTCACCAAAGAAATGTCACGGGTTTATCCCAGTAGGCCGAACCAACCGATCGTGACCGACGACGCCACGAAAATCGTCCAATTAATTTTGAATCGCGGACGTTAACGCTGCAACTCTGAGGTTGCATCCCGGCCCCGAAGGGCCGGGATCTAAGTAGGACCTAATTCTATGCGTGCGACTCTACAAGTTGGAACTGCTCAGGGCAGTATCGCAGTTGCGTTAGGTCGCACTGCAGGGTCTGGGGAATGTCGCGGTACTGCAAAACGACAAACTCGCCGGAGATTTCGATGATTGTGGCGGGGGTCCACCGCTTCGCGAGCTGCGAATAGACGTTCCAGATTTGGCCTACTTCGATCAGCATGGTGTTTCTCCATCGGTTGGGAATGTGCCGTCATCGCGACGGGACGATCTCAATATAAACCAGCAACATATTGTGCCAAAGCGGAAACAATGAGCCCCTATCTTGGGGTGCCATCTTGCATTTGACTCTTATCTAAAAATGAGAACATTTAAGGAACATGCGAGGTAAAGCCGGGAGGCCGACGCCATGGCAATCGAGCCGGAATTCTATGAATTTGCCAGTCATGAGATCGCCCGCCGCGGGGACCGCGCCCTGGGATTCGCCCGGGAGCAGCGCGACGCATGGCACCAGGGCCAGAGCGCCGAGGATCAGGCGCGACAGCTGGCTTTCTGGGACAAGGTTATCGCCGCGATCGAGGATCTGGAGCGCGCGACACCCAGCCCCGCCGTGCCGCCCTGCCTGCTCTGCGGATTCGTCGCGGAGAAAACGACGAGGCTGCCCGATGGTGGCATCGAGCAGTATTGCGCCGATTGCGGCTTGTTCCGGGTCGCCCATCCGCTGGCTGGCGCCTGGGAAGCCGAACCCAAGGCCTGGCGCCTCGAGCCGGAAGTCGAGGCCTATCTCGACCGCTGCGCCGAGCGCGGCGAGATGCCCGTGCTGAGCGACTTCACCCTGCACCGCCTCAAAAGGAGTAGATAGCCATGGATGAGGAAGCGACAGAACCGGTGCGTGACCTGCCCGTCCGGAACAGCCCCAGAAAGACGATCGAACTTGACCGCCTCACGCGCATCGATCCACAGGTCCTGAAGGACCTTGAATGGGACCTGGCGTTTGAATTGCAGAAGGTGCTGCGGCCGAGCGTGTTGCGGGAACTCACCAAGCGAGAACCCCAGGCGCCGCTCTGGGAGGAAAAATGGCCGAAGACGATCGCCGCGGCCCTGGTCGAGCGGATTCGGACGAGCAATTGGTACGTCACTAAGTTGCCACAAAGCCCATGGCACTCTGTTTCGCTCAATACGCGGGTTGATCGCGATGATTAGACATCGCCATCCTTCTTCGCGCCGCGCGCCACGATCTTGAGCGCGCCATCCGGGAGCGGACGTTGCAGTTTCTTTGCTTCTTCCCACGGGGCCGCCATCCAGAGGTCGATTTCCTCGGGCAGGGTGAGGATGACGGGCATGGCCTTCGAATGGATGGCACCGACTTCCTTGTTCGGAGCGGACATCAAAAAGGCATAGAGGTTATTGGTGGTCTGGCCTTCCTTGACCTTGCGGACCGAGGTCCAGTTCGTCCAAAGGCCGGCAAAGAAGGCGAGAGGCCGCGTCTCATCCAACGCGAACCAGACCGGCGGCCTGGTGCTGTCGGGCAGCACCTCATTTTCGGCGAAGCTGGTGAAGGGCACCACGCAACGATGCTCGACCCCAAACCAACGCCGCCAATGTGCCGACTTCAAGTTGCGGATATTGGTGACACCCTTATCCGCGTTTTTGCCCACCAGGTATTTCGGCGGTGTCGGCATGCCCCAGCGGGCCATCGTCAGCTCGCGCCCGGCCGGCTGGTTGCGCACGATCGGCGCCGAATAATCGGGGAAGATGCCAGGCAGCGACGGCATATTGCCGGTGCGGTCGCTCATCGCGCGGGCGATGTCCAGGATCGCTTTCTGGCCCTTGGTGATCGAATACAGATTGCACATGGCACCCTCCCCGGACGGTCAGGATAGCCAGCATGCGCGCTCCCGGCAAAGGCCCAATCGGCGGACGCCTGATCCTACGCCAAAAGGGCAAGATCGTGACGATCGGCCAGGCGGCCAGCCACTATCTCACCGCGATCTGCGGCAATTGCGAGCATTGGAATGATGTGTCCCTTGACCGGCTGCGCGAAACCCATGGCGATCATTACCCGCTCACCGAGGTCTTCCGCCGGCTGAGATGCCGCCACTGCCGGCGGCAGGCATATGCTCTTGTGATAGACAGCTCTCGTCGGATGAAACGCTCGCGCGAGCCGCCAGCCGGCAACTTGGCAAAGTTCTGGTGGGAAGAGCGCTTTTGACGCGTCAATCCAGCTCGGAAAGGGCACCGCCGCTGCGCTTGACGTGACGATAGGGTTCCGAGACAGCCCGACGACTCTGCCAGTTGGCGAGATACTTTGCCGCCAGATCCGGGTTGCGGATCACCAGCAGGTTCTCCGCGTTCTTTTCCTGGGCCGCCTTGGTGAAATTGAAGCTGCCGGTGATGACGGTCTGGCCGTCGATCACGATCACCTTGTTATGGGCGATCGCCACCTTGCTGTCGATCGTCACCGGCACGCCGGCATGCTGCAAATAGGTGGCACCAGTATATTTGGCGGTGGCCTGGCTCTTATCCAGGATGACCTGCACGTCGACGCCGCGGCGATAGGCATCGGCCAGGGCCTTGGCGATCGGCGCCGATGTGAAGCTATAGGCCTGCACCCGGATCTGGTGCGACGCCCCGGCAATCGATTTCACAACCAGGTCGGTACAGTCACCGCCTGGCGTAAAGCAGACCGTTATGAGTGGCGCCGCTGTTGCCGGGGCGGCGACGGCCAGGAATAGGATAGCGAGGGTGATTCGGGCAAGACGCATGGCCGAGAATAGACCACAACTGAGCCCTGAGGAGGGAGGAGATTATTGCTGCGATGCGGCAAAAAAATTGATCGATAGCACCATTGTTTTTGATGGATCGTGCGCCCAGTTCCATTCTCGCACCCGCCGAAGAGCGGGTTATTTCTGGGACATGGAAATTAGTATTATGCCAGATGATAAGTCGAAAAGGGGCAAAGCTGATCGCGACAGAGTCAGCGCCAATGAGCCTTATGAAATCCGACGGGTCGCAAAAAGTGCCGACGTGTCGACGGAAAAAGCTCGCGAGGCCACCAAAGCGGCTGGCCCGATGAGGAAAAATATAATGAAGAAACTCGGTAAAAAGAAGTAGCCGCAGTGCAGCTCGGCGTTTTGGGGGACGCCGAGCTTAGATCTGCATCAACAGCGAGATCCCGACCCCAATCAGGCAACCCAGACCGAACAGGCTGCCGGCGACGAAAGCCGCCGCCTTATAGGCCCGCTGCTCATCGAGCCGCGCCCATTCCGAACCGACATTCTTCAGCCGGTGATACCAGCCTTCCTCACGCCAGGCGGCCAGCAGGCGGGACCAGCCCTCATCCGTCACCGGGACGGCACCGGCCGGCGCAGTTCCACCTGTGACCATCGCCACATAGGCCGGATCGGAGACCGTCTCCGGCCTGGTCAGGAGCAGCCGGCACCAGTGCTGATCCAGGAGCGCGTCGGTCCAGCCCCACCAGTTCTGGCGCCGATCGCGGTCCTGCTGATCCGAGGGATGCAGCAGCGTTGTCAGCCAGGACCAGGCGCCGCCGGCGGCGACAACCGGAATCAGCATCTGTCGCTTCATGGCAGCGCGTCCTTTTGCGGATGGTTGGCGGTCGCAGCGTCATCGCGCCACTTCCTGATGCCTTCGATCTTGCTTCGGCAGTCATCCCCAGCCGACCAAAGATCGATCTTGTATTGGGCGTTATCGCCCTTCGTCGCGTTATCCGCCGGCGGCTCCGGATCGTCCTGGCAATGCAGGAATTCCTCTGGCGGGAACTGATATTGCACTTCCGTTTTGACGACTACGGGCGGCGGCGCGAAGATCCCGCAGCCGCTGATTGCCGTACAGCTCGACAGGATCAACAGCGTCCTGAGCACCCTTGACATTTGCGATATCCCTTTTCACCTGAGATGCCCTTACGGCCTTTTCCTGTGCATCAGCGATGGCCGCGGCCGTCACCTTGCGGTCGTATTCGGCCTGCCGGACTATGATGCGGATCGATCGCTGGGTTTCGGCGTTGGCGTCCACAACCACAGCCAGGCTCTTCTCTGCCGTTGCGACGCGCAGCTCGGCTGCCTCGAGGCGCGGGGCGACGATCAGCTTCCACATACCGAATCCGGTACCGCCGGCTACTAGCCCGGCAACGATCACACAAGGAACCCAGACGGACGTGCCGCCGGAGAAGACGCCCGTAACAACGCCGAGACCTGTCTTGATGAAGCCGCTCATGCCGCCACCCATTCGCCTTTGGTCAAGTAGCCATGCCATTCTCCGTCAGGACCGGTATTCTTGATGCTGGGTGTGATCGTCGGCGCATAGACATTCCCGTCCCACCGCCACCACTGGCTATCGGCGCTCTTGGTCACAACCAGTGCACCGCGACGGCCGTCCGGATCGTAGAAAGCGATGCGCAACTTTTCGCCATCGAGCACGGCGGCGGCATCCGCGAGCGGTTGATAGTCAATGTCCTGAAACTGCAAGCAGCCAGGCTGCGCGATATCGTCGATATCGATGCCGGCCTCGACGTGAATGCAGCGAAGCGTCCCGCTCATTGGCTCATCTCCTTCTGGTATCGGGCGATGCGATCGACATAGGTGATCGTTTCGACAGCGTTGCGGCCCGTCACCTGGGGGAGGCAAGCCTTGACCTGGGACCAGGCCAGGGCGTTGCCGCAGAGACGCGATGCCTTGCGGATATTGCCGGCGCCCGCATTGTAGGAACCCTGCGCCAGGCGGTGCTTGTCGGGGTCGACGGCCGTCTTCCAGAACCTGCGCAGGCCCGCCATGTAGGAGGCGCCGACATCGATCGCGGCCGAGGGGTCGAGGACCGACCGGCCGGCATAACCGGCCTTCGGCGCCTCATCGGCCCAGGTCGGGTCCATGAACTGCGCCAGGCCCTTGGCGCCCGCCGGCGAGACGGCCAGCGGATCGAGCCTGGATTCCTGGCAGAGCTGCGCCTTCCAGCTGTAGAAGGCATCCCGCGCCGGGATATCCCGCCACCACCGCGCAACGGCGGCGGCGATGCGGATATCGTAATCAGGCGAGGAGCAGGATGCCGAGGCCGATGATGCAGATGCCGATCCAGCGCAGGCCCAGATAAAGAGCGACAGCGCGATTGCCCTTAAGCATTTCATTCCACGAATCCTTGAAATTGATGCCTGCTCGACGGTCCAACCAGCGGGATTTCCAGACCAGGCCATAGACCACGATCACCGCCAGCAGAAGCTTGACGATGTCGCGCTGCAGGTTGGCGTCGAGATAGCTGCCCACGTCACGCAGGATGAGGATGATCGCGGCGGCGACCAACAAGAACAGCACAGGCGGCAGCGCCTTCAGCGCCGAGACGAGGTGTTTAAGCATGTCACGATCCTTTGTCGGGAATCAGGGATTGCGGCGGACCCGGAATGAACCGCCGGATATCCTCGGTCAGTTGCCAGGCCTGGGCGGCCGGCAGGTTGAAGGTCTCTGGAAAGACGCCGTCATCGAAAGACAAGGCGACCCCCTCACCGGTCGGCTTCACCGACCAGGGCGCTTGCGTGATTCTCATGTGATTGTCCGGTAAGCCTACTTTTCGGCGACGCCGTAACGGTCGACCAGCCGCAGGATAATGGCCTCGATGCCGGCCGGCCCGAGATACGAGACCATGATGATGACGGCGATCGCGGCCTTGCCGTGCAGCGCGAAATAATCCGCGACGCCATCGGCGATGAAGCCGATCGCCAGGGCCGTCGGCACCTCCCAAAGCAGATGTGCCGACCAGAAGCTCCGTTGCCGTTTCTGGACCTGACGGATGTGATAGGTCATCCGGCCGATCCAGGCCAACAGGAAGGTCAAGATGCCGCTCCAGAGCGCCTGCCGCAGATCAGGCGGCAACAATTGATCCATGCCATCGTCCCCCTCGATGCGGTTTTTGATATCCACGCCACCCTATACGTCAGTTCGATCCGCAACAGCTGCGTCAATGACCGCCGCCGCATCGACCTGACCGAGATCAAGTGCACCGCTCTCGCTGATTTTCGTCGCGGCCCTCTGCGCAGCGATACCAAGCCGCACGAAGAACTCAGCGGCGACTTGCTCTGTAAACGTGACACCCGTCGATTTGCCATTTACCGTGGGCCGGTCAACCGCAATGCCCGCCCCATCGTTTCGATATTTTATCCGCATCGCAGATCCCATCATCAGTTGGTGGTTACGTCCCATCCCTTGGCTATCAGGGAAGCCTTTGCAGCCGCGCCGACGGAGCCGGGTGCAGCGCTCGTACCGCCGCTCAGATCACAATAGCCGTTGATCGCGCCAGCGCCGTCAAGACTGCCCAGAATGGCATCGACGACATTCTCCGGAAGGGCCGCACCGGTGCATTCGCAATAAGTGAGCGTGGGGGTGGGCGGAATCACCAGACCAGTCGTAGATGTTGCTTCCTGCCAACTGAGCCATGCGAGGCCAGCGAATTGATGCAGGTCGAGATTCAAACCGTTCGTTCTGCTGAGGGTGAACTCAATGTCCGACGCCGTTGAAACCGCCGGCAAATTGAGCGTTTGCAAACCACCGGCTTGATACAGGCCCAGACCTTGAAGCCCCGATGCTGCGCTGATATCGATAGACTCCAGCATTTCATCAGCGTCGTCAAACTGGACGTTGAACAGCTGCAACGCCGGCGACGTCGACAGGGCTATCGAGGTGAGACCGTCATTTCCTCCGGCATGGCGAAAGAACTCCACCAGACCAACCAAACCGGACAGCTCAACCGATGTCAGATTTGGACAACCGCTGATCTCAAGCGATTGGAGGTCGGATAAGTTGCCGAGCGTCAGAGTCGACAGCGTCGCTTGATAATTGCCGTCGAACAGGGAAAATTCTGTCAATTGGGTGAGTGCCGACAGATCCAATTCAGGTTGAAAGTAGGACCAGAGGTAAAGGTATTGGAGCCCTGTGCAATCGGTGAGGTCGAGGCTCGTGACATCGACATTTCCGAGGTCGAGATTGACGATGGCCGTGTCACCACTCACATCAAGACTGAACGCGCCATTGCCTGAAAATAGATAGATGTTGGTCAGAGACGTGCACCCTGACAGATTGATGGATGCCTCGGCTTGCTGCTGGTCTACCCAGAACGAGACCAGGTTGGGACAATCGGACAGATCATATGATGTAAATGCCGCGTTCGACATGCCCCAAAATTGGATACCCGAATCACCGGACCGGCTATAATTGTGGCCCGCTGTCGCGCCCGTCCCATCAGTGAAATAGAACAGGCTTTCGCCACTGCCCGGCCCACGCACATTCACTGCATCAGCGATATCATCAACGAACCCTGCGATGCCGACATATTTGCCGGTCGCCGGCTTCACGCCGCCGCCGCCCGCCCAGTCCGCGATCTGCTGCACCCGTCGCTCACCATCAGCGACCAGGGCGAAGACCGGAGACCAGCCATTGACGCCGTTATCGCCTGCCGCGCCATCGGCGCCCGGATCGCCCTGGTCGCCTTTGTCACCCTTGGCGCCAGGTGCGCCAGCGGCGCCGGGTGCACCGTCCGCGCCAGGGAGGCCCTGTGCGCCTTGCTCACCCTGATCTCCCCTGTCGCCCTTCTCACCGGTTGCACCATTGGCACCGGGCTCGCCTTGATCGCCTTTTTCACCACGTTCACCTGGCACACCGGCCGCACCAGGCAGACCCTGTTCGCCGGGATCACCCTTGGCGCCAGGCGCGCCATCGGCACCGGGAATGCCGGGATCCCCCTTTTCGCCCCGCAAACCGCGCCGCAATTCGACCGTTCGCGAAACCTTCCTTTGAACCACGACGACGATGTTGCCGCTCATCGCGTGACCTCCGCCGTCACGACGAAGAAGCCCCGCAACAGCGTGATCACCGCGCCGTCCGGGGCTGTCACTTCGAGGTCATAGACATAGTTGGAAACCACGGGAAAGCCGAAAGCCAGGCATGAGGCCGCGCGATCGATGTCGGATAGCGCAACCAAGCCACGTGTCTCTGCCGCCGACAGCGCCAGGCTGATCGTGCCCGTCGCGCCGCCCAGCGTGATCTTGCCATTGGCGGTCGACAGTTCCAGCAGGACGTCCGGCGATTGGAGCATGCTGCGGATCTGCATGCGCGCCGAATAACCGGTGAGGTCGAAGAGCGGCCCAGTTTCGGTGTCCTGATAGAGCAACAGGTCCTGATCGAAGCTGTCGCCCTGCTGGCAGTCCAGATTTTGCAGCGCCGGTGTCATACAGATCAGCCTTCCGCCGGCGGCTGCAGCGCGGCGGCGAAGGCCGCATCGATCGCCGCCGCCGTCGTCAGCTCCCCGCTGCCGATCCGCGCATCGATCGCTGCTTCGGCGGTGAAGCAGGACTGCACATGCGCGGCAACGGCGGTGAAGATACCGGTGATCTGCTCCTGGCCAAGCTCCACCCAGCCCTCCCCCGCCTTGAACTTGATGGTGAGGGTCTGGTTTGCGTCGAGATAGGCCTTGGTGCCGTTGATCAGTGCCTTGGACCGGTCATCGGTCGCGATCTGCACGCCGCCAACCGTGATGCCGCCGGTCTCGATCTCCCACCGCTTATTGGCGGCATAGGCCAGGAGCTGATCCTGCGGCAGCGTGGGATTCGCAGCGTCGGCGATCTCCTGCGGCGTCAGCGGCCGGCTGGTCCAATGCCGCCGGACCACGCTGTCCAGCTTCTCATAGGTCTCACCCGTGACCAGGAAGGCCGCCGGGTCGGGTAACTCATCGCTTTCCATCGACCAGATGCCAAGCGCCAGGCGATCGGCGGTCGGCAGTGCATATGCCGCCAGCGACACCGGGGCACCCCGATCGTTGACGAATTCGACGGGTACCAGCGAGGTGATCGCCGCGCCTTGTGCATCGAGATAGTACATGTCAGTTCCTTATCCTTGGATGACCGCGACGGAATACGTGCTCGATGGAAAGAATGTGGTGACAGAGCCTGCGGCGTTGTTTCCGAAGACCGTAACGTAGTGATAGCCCTCGGACAGGCCAGGAATTGGTGCGCCAACATATCCGCCGTTGGTTTGTGCGGCTGACGTGGTGGTACCACCGCTTCGTCCGGTCGATGCACCATCGACATAAAGAAACGTGTTGATCGACGACTGGGCAACCGGGTTGGCGGCATAACCGATTGCCAGATAGGGAATTGTGTCCGCCCAGAGGATGAATTCCGACCGAAGTTCGGTATGCAGTTCCACTGCCGTCGTACTCGACAGTGTTCGATTTGCAGTTGCAACCGCAGAAATACCCTTTGGGCGCCGATTGAACCACGAGAGCACAAAGCATTGTGTCGCGCTATCGACCCAGGCCGGACCGGCGCCGGGCCGGGCCATGCCGACCAATGTGCGCGTGGGATCGGCGCTCTTGATCGGAATGCCGGTGCCCGGCTGGATCGTATAGGCCGTGGTCGAGGCTTCCAGAGTCAGCACGCCAGCCGCCATATAGGCATAGATGTAATAGGTGGTGCCGGGGGTAAGGCCGGCCGGGGGCAGCGTCACGCCGGCAGCGGGGATGATGGCATTGGCGCCGTTGATCCGCAGCCGGTTACCGTCATGCGGCGACAGCAGCAGATTCGCACCGGACTTGCTGAGATAGCATTGGCCGATCTCGCTGGCTGCTGCCGAGGCGATTAGCAGCTGGATCGCCGCGAACATCTGCTTGTCATCGGCCGGATTGAGCGCCATGGCCGCGCCTTCGATGACGCCCGCAATCTCTTCCTGCACGCGATTGAGGAATTCCGGCGTGCAGATCGTGCCGGCATGGCCGGCATTGGCGTCGCAACCCGTGAAGAAACCGGGCGTGCCGCCGGCCGGATAGTCCGGCTTGACGACGACGGCGGAGGAATCATCAATGCGATACATGCATCACTCCAGTTCGAAGGTGACAATGGTATGGGCGGGGGCGGCGCGCAGGATGACGCAGCGCAGGACATCGAAATTCGGGATGGTGCAAAGCGGGTCGCCGGCGGCGAAGCACCCGGCCCTGGCCGGACTTACCGTCAGGCCCAGCACCTTGACGGTCCACCAATAGGGACAGGACCCGACCCTCATGCAGCCCGCCCGGGCGATCCCCACCCGGGACGGAAAGTGCTCGATGATCTCGATCTCGAATCCGGCCTGTTCGGCGATCGCGATGTAATAGGCCTTGGTCTGGCCGCCCCGGGCCGCCAGTTTCAGGCAGACCGCGCGCTGCCGCTCGGCCAAGGATTGGGCAGGAGGCGTGCATTCATCCGGCAGGCCGAGGACGCGCTCCCAATCGGGCAGCATTTCGATAGCCGTGCAGGGAAAGCTTTCCCGGTTCAGCAGATCGCAGCCGCGGGCATGCTGCCGCTCCATCTGGTCGCCGACGACCGACCAGTATTTGCTGAGCACCGTGCCGTCCTGGCGCGGCCAGGCCAGGCCCTGGGGCAACAGGTCGAGCGCCTGCTGCGTGAAGTCTTCCGCCGTCAGGCCGCAGAGCGCCTCGATTACCGCCACGATGCCGCCCCGTCAGACGAAGGTGACGGTGCCGAGCACCGGAATCTGCCCGACGCCCATCACGACGTCGGCGGCCGGCGCCTGGATCGTGTGGCTGCGCTCGCCCGAGGCCGTCGAAACCGCCGCCCAGAGCCAGGACTGGAAGATGGTGCCGCCCGGCACGGCATCGCGCAGGAACTCGTCCTTCAATTCGGCGATGACGGCGGCCTGAACCAATGCCGTGTTGGGTTGCAGATTGGCGATCGTGATATCGACGGGCACGGCGACGGGCGCCGCGACATAAAGCTGCGCCGTCACGGGACGCAACGGCTCCAGATGCTGATAGACCGCCAGCAGGTCATCGCTATAGGCCGGCGCCGGATCGCCCTGGGGGATGCCGTCATGGTCGGCGCGGACGTCGTCCATCATGAAGCGCACCAGCACGGTCCCGCCGCCCAGTTCGTTGCCGGAGACCCAGACGCGGGTCACGCCAGGGACTTCGAGGGCCCAGCGGAAATAGTCGTCGCGATTGCCGCCATGGGCCGGCTTCTGGATTTCGAACAGCAGCCGATCCAAGAGTTCCGGATCGCTTTCCTCATCGGCGCCGCCCGCCATCTCGCCCTGCAGCGTCGCCGTCGAGACGACGCCGGGCACCGCATTGACGAGATTCACAATCACGCCGCTGAGATTGTTGGCATCGGCGCCGGCATCGACCGCTTCGGCCGCGACGATGGCCTGGCCGCCGGCGATCAACCCGGCCGCTATGGTCCGATACGATGCCTGCAGATTGCCGCTTTGCACCACCGTGCCGATCGGTACCGGCGCGCCATCGGTGCCGGTGAACCTGATCGACCCCGTCGCCCGGGTGGCGCCCTTGCGCGTCAGGCCGAAGATGTCGCACCACCGCTCCAGGTATTGCGCCTCGGCCGAATCCGGAATGACCTGCTTCGACACCCATTCGATACGGCCATAGGCCATGTGCAGGGCGCCGGAGATAACATCCGCCGAGACCCGGATATTGCTTTGCCGCAGCAGGCTGTCGGCACCCGGCAGACGCGCGGTGAAATCCTGGCGTGTCGAGTCGCGGAGCGCGCTGAGGGTCGGACGGTCAAACGGCATTCTGCGCCCCAATCTGCTGCCAGGCCCAGTCGTAGCGCTGGTCCACCACCCGGCCGTCATTGCGGTAAATCGTGATCACCAAGTCGAGCCGATCCATGGCCTGGATATTCCACTCGGCCGAGACGTCGATGCGCTGGGCGACGCCGTCAGCGATCAGCCACTGCAAGGCTTCCTCGGCGTAGAATTCCGCCCGCTGCCGCGTGGCCTCGGTCCGCTTCTCCCGCGTGAGCAGCCAGAGCCGCGAGCCGATCGGCCCGTCGCTGTCGTTATCGGCCCACCAGCCGCGGCGATCCGGCGGCGTCGCACCCGTCGCATCGGGAATCACGTCATCGGCGGCGGCCAGACGGTCGCTGAACAGCGAAATGATGACGGCCGTCTTCAGATCGGCATCGGATTCCAGCGATGGCGGCGCAAGCATCCAGTCGCCCGACAAGTTGTCCGGCGACCAGACATGGACGAAATCGGTCATGGGATGCCTTCGTTAAGGGCCGATGCGATACCAGGGGCGGCCGGTCGTTGCATGGCCGCAGGCGGCGTGATGGCCGGCGTGACAGACCGGGATGCCGCCGACCCGATGCCAGCCCGAGCCCTCGACCATGGGCGGCGGCGGCGAATGTGGCGGCGGGCCGTGAGCCTCGACCAGATCGCCGATCACCACGACGGGCTGACCCTCGATTCGGTACCAGGTGTTGACTTCGGTCTGCTGCGCGCCGCCGGCGGAATCAAGCTGATGCACCGCCACACCGAAAGTATCTGTCATGCCCGTACTGCCTCGTAGTCAGGCGTCACCAACCTGATGCCTTCCGGCGTCATGGTCAGCGTGGATGCACCGGAGCCGACATTGATGGTGAACTTCTTGCCGGCATGGACTTCGATCTCCTGCCCGCGCTTGAAGATGATGCGGTGCCCACCTTCCAGCTGGTCCTCATCGGTATAGACGGCGACCTCGCCCTGCTCCAAAGCAGTGATCCGGTAACGCCGGTCGTCGATGCAGAGCACCACGCCATGGGAGCGGTTGCCCGACATGAACAGCGCCACCGCTTCGGCGCCGGGATGAGGGTGTGCGGTGAAGCCGTAAGCCTGCAGATGCGGAACTTTGTCTTTCGTCTCGTCGCTCATGAGGCGGATCTGCACCGCCTGGATGCCCGCCCCGTCATTGACGCCGGATAGCACCACGCGGGCGATCATCATCCGGGTGCGCCGGGTCAGGTCCCGTAGCACATCGATCATTGCTTGCCGCCTGACTTCAGATCCTGGTCGATGATGTTGTAGAGCCCGGACCCGCCCGACCCTAGGGCCTTGTCCGGGTCGATCGGTTCCGGCGTGAAGGCTTCGGGCGGCGACAGGCGCATGTCGCAGACTGTGCCGCCGCTATCCAGCTTGTAGGTCAGCCCGGCGATCAGCAGGTCGCGATCGACGCCCAGCCAATCCGAGGTCACCCGCACCAGGGTATTCTTGCGCCACAGCGCGCCATTGCCCTGGCGCCAGCCCTGCACGCGGAGATTCACCTCGACGCCCTTGGCCGCGCGGGTCATGTGTTCCCACCTGGCCCGCTCCGCCGAGGTCGCTGTATCGGCCTGGTCTTCGGCAATGATCAGCTTCGGCCGGTAGCGCGTGACGCCCGGATCCTTGTCGGAACCGATCACTTCAGTCGCCGATATCCCCGGGATATCGTCTGACGGAGCCTGTTGGGCTTTGACGATGTAGTCGCTGAAGCGGTCGGCGATGCTGAGATTGGCGCTGCCGCTGAGGATGTTCCTGCCCTGGGCAAGTGTGTCCGCAGCGCGTTGAGTGCCAACCCGGGTAAGGACGAGATTTCCCCCTTCATCGTCGCTGACCAGAAGCGCGCGCAGGCGGGACAGCCTTTCGATGAGTTCAAAGATCGTCTCCCCCTGTTGCACCTGGACGTCCGGAAAGGCGGCGCCGATCGCGGCACCGATTTTCACCCCGACATTGACTTGACGGCACAGGGCCTGCGCGATCTGCGCCAGGCTGTAGCCGGAGAACTGGCCGCTCGGCACCACGGCCGAGCAATCGACTACGTCGCAGGTCTTCGACCGCCCGATGACCCGCACGTCATGGGCGGTCGCGGCCAATGACGGGCTGTAGGTGTCGACATAGCCGGTGATGACCAGATCGCCGTCCAGCTGCACCGTGCAGACACTGCCCGGCACGATCACCCAGGGCTTGTCCTGCACCCGTCCGTCGCTGCCGGCCCAGCGTTCGGTCAGGGAAATGTCGAAATTCGACACCGCCTGGTCGACCGCGGTCGAGACGGAAACCCCGGTCCAGCCCTCGTAACGCTGGCCGTTCACGGTCAAGGTCAGCATCGCCGGGCCTATCGGGACAGAGCTTCGATGGTCACCGGCAGCCAGCCGGGATGCGGCGTGCCGTTGCGGGCCGCGATCTCGCCTTCACGACTGGAATCCTGATAGAGGCGCTGCGCCAGGACCAGGGCATTCATCGGCCGGCCCAAGCCGCGATAGACGATGCGGGCCAGGCTGGCGCCCCGGGCGGTCAGATCCGTCACGATGGCGGTCTTCATGTTGCCGGTTGCCGCGAAAACCGCATCATCGCCGCGATCGCCGGCCGAGACGATGACGGATTCCAGGTCATCGGTCATCGCATCACGGGCCGCGACCGCGTCGTCATAGCTGACGAAGTCGCGTGCCAGCAGCGCGCGGGCCTGTTCCGTGACCGCCAGGCCATGCACCAGGTCGTCGATCGCCGACAGATTCTCCAACTGGCTGGCGCGGTTGGCAGTCGGCACATAGATGCCGGGCCGTGTGGACGCGAAATCGCCCAGGGATCGTAGCCCGTTCTGGGCGGCCAGGGCATCGGCGCTCGATTGGCGGAACAGCGACAGCACCTTGGCGATGGTCACCGGGATATCATCCGACCGGGCGAGATCCGGCGCGGCATCATAGAGCCCGTTGACGGCATCGGTGAAGTCGCCCGCCAAAGCGCCGGATGCCGCGCGCCGCAGACCGGTCACCGCGGCGGCCACGTCCTGCAAGGCGGTCGCCGCGCTGTCGATGATGTAGTCAGGCATGTTCCTGTGCTTGTAGCGGTCCAGGAAAGAGGCCGCGGCGGCATTGTAATTGAGCGCCGAGGTATCCAGTACCAGGGCCGAGGTATTGGCCGTGGCCGCGGGAAAGGCATTGTTGCCGGCCTCGATAAACGAGATCTCGAAGGCGCATTTGCCGCCTTCCTCTTTGGTCTCGTTGGACCGCCAGGATGGCACCGCGACCTGCATCTCGCCCATATAGGGATGCACCAGCGTGCCCGGGCCTTCTTCGTCCAGGGCGCGGATCAGCGCATCCCGCGCCGTCATGTAGTCCGGGCCGAGGACATAGGCGGTGAAGCTGGTCTTTTTCGCCGTGCGTCCCAGATCCTCGACATAGGGCAGGTCGCGCTGCGGATATTCGTGCACCGCCAGGCGCCGGCCGCCCTCAGTGCCGGTGCTATCGGTGAAGAATTCCACATTGCGGAAGCTGCCCTTGCGCAGCTGATCACGCCAGGCCATCAGAGAACCCCCTGCCGGGACTTGCCGACCTCGACATTGCCGATCGCCGGACCCTGGGTCGCGGTCGTCGCGGTCACGCCCTGGGGCATGTTTCGGAAATCTATCACCACATTGACCTGACCGTTTGCCGGCGTGGCGGCATTGGCCGCCGGTGCCGTCATGCCGACGCGCGGCCCCAGGGGACCCCGGCCGCCGGCGAATTGACCGGGCATGGTGCCGACCCCGCCGGCCGCGACAGGCTGCGTGCTGCCCAGATTGTCGGTGATCCAGCCGATGGTCGATTTGAAGGTGTCGATCAATCCGCCGAAGATGCCCTTCCAGAAATCGACGATCCCCTGCCCCAGCGCCTTCAAGCCGTCGAAGACACGGGTGAAATCAAGGGTGAAGACACCGGCCAGGAACTCACCGAAGCCGACGAAGACCTTCTTCACGTCTTCCCACAGCGCCGCGAACCAGGCCTTGATCGGTTCCCAGTTGCGATAGATGACATAGGCCAGGCCGGCGATCGCCGCCACCGCTGCTGTAATACCGATCACCAGCAAGCCGACAGGGTTTGCCGCCACCATGAGGTTGAAGGCCTGCATCACGCCGTAGCCCGCCCGCAGCGCGACAACGAAGTCGCCCAGCATCGCGACCAAAGGCGCACCGAAAACCAGATAGAACTGCGCACTCATAACGGTCAGCGCCTTGCCGACATTGAGGAAGGCAGAAATCATCTCGATATTCATCAGGGCGACCATGGCGCCGATGGCGACCTTCCAGCCAACGGTGTTCTCGATGAAGCCGACAATGGCATCCTTGATCGCAACGATCTGCTTGCCGATGGCTGCCCAGTCAATTGCCCGAACTTGGGTGACAATGCTCTTGATGAAGTCACCTACCTTCGTCGCAATCAACTCGCGGTTTGCGATGATCCAGTCCGTAAACATATCGATCAGCGGTTGCAAGGCAGGGATGATCGCCGAACCGATTGAATTCTGTAGCCCACTGAACGAACGTACCAGGCGCGTGATGGAATCGCCGAACCGCTTTGCGGCGGAAGTCGCCTTTGTGTCGAGAACGAGGCCCAGCTTTTGTGCTTCTTCCGCATTGGCCTTGAGATCTGCGCTGCCATTTTCGAGAAATGGGATCAGTTCTTCCCCCGCCTTTCCAAAGGCCATGGTGGCTAAGGTGCTTCTGGCAATTGGGCTATGCAGCTTCTGCATCGCGTCGGCGATATCCGGCATCAACTGCTCGGTGGTCTTTAGGTGACCATCGGCATCCTTCATTGAGATACCAAGATGCTGAAAGAGAATAGGCAGATCCTTGTTCTTTCCGCGCGCCACATCCGATAAAGCACGGTTCAGCCGCTTTACTCCAGTCAGAAGAGATTCCTGCGATACATCACTTTGCTCGGCAGCATAACTCCACTCATAGAGTGATTTGGCGGCAGCTCCGTATTTCGAAGCCGTATCTGCCATTCCTCCGCCGTACTCGATGAAATGCTTGGCGGATTCGATGATACCGGCCACTGAAAACGCCGCCGTCAGCGCGCCGAGCGGTTTCGCCACATCGGCGAAGCTCGCGCCCAGCCGCTTGACGGAGTCGCCCACGCCACCGAAAGATTGGCCAAGACCGGCCAGCGGCTTGGTCAGATTTCGGAAGCGCGCCGCAATGACCGCGACCGGGCCGGCCGTGTCGTCCTTGACGCCGATTTCGGCTTGAACCGGAATTTTCTCGGTCATCGCTGCACACCCATAAAGGTTGGGGTCGGATAGGCTTCAAGGATGCGATCGGCCTGCTCAAGCCAGAACAGAATTTCGTCCAGCGTCATGGCCCAACACTCGGATGGCTGAAAGCGGAAGAAATAGGCGATATCAGCTATGCGTTCGCGCCAGTCCGGCGGCCAAGCTGCAAAAAATCGTCAAGCTCCACCGCAATTTTCTCGATGTCCGCGGCGTCGATTTCCCGCACCAGTTTCGGTGTGATCGGCATGTCCGGATCGTCAGGATTGGACGCCAGCCGCTCGATCATCTTCAGAACCTTCGCGGCATCGCCCTTGGTGTTGTCGAACGTCTCGACGTCACTGCCTTTGGCGCGGCGAAATTCCAGGCGGCTCACTTCGGTCGATCCGACTTTCAGAGGAAAATCGAAATCGACGATATGCGTGCGGGCTTTCGGTGCGTCGCTCATTTCACTTCCTCACCCTTCATGCCCTCGAACTTCACCGCGATCGTGCCTTCTGCGGCATTCAGTTCGTGGGCGTCCGCCGTCCAGGCATTGCGGAGAAGATAGGACTTGCCGTTGGCCAGTTCCGCCATGACGGTTGCATCCTCGATCGCCCGCAGCTCCGTCAGCGAGAGACCCGCCGAATCCGAGATATCGCCGCTGATGAAGGGCACGCGCTGCGTTTCCGTGAAGCCGTGCACGCCATCCTGCCCGGCGACTCCCGCGCGTTCGAACAGATCGATGGAGACGGTGAGATTGCCCCGCAGGGCATATTGGTTGCCGTCGACGCGCAGATAGGCGACGCCGGCAATGCGATTTCCAGCCATTGGATTGTCCTTTCAGAGGGGGCACCGAGGCGCGGCCTAAACCGCGCCGCCGGCGTCAGGCTGCGGTTGCCGGGTATTGCAGCCGGAACTGCGCCAGCACGGCGAAGGTACGGAGCTGGTTGACCAGATCAGGCGGGTACAGGATGTCCAGCCGGTTGGGATCTCCTTCTGGGCGTTCCACGATCAAATTAGCCTTGAACGCATCGATGTTCTCGACCAGCCCCTGACTCTCAAGCGCCGAGTATTGCGCGATGAGTTCCGTCCTGACGATCTTCGGCGTGACGATTGCCTGGCCGGCGCCAAAGCGGGTGCCGTCATCGGCCAGCTTATGACGGCCGAATTTTGTGGTGATCGCCTGTCGCATGTAGCGCAGCACATAAGCCAGGGTGAACAGCGTTTCAACGTCGAGATAGGACGGATCGGGCTGACCCCAGACATTCTGCTGATACGAGGTAATCGAGCGCTGAATCCGCACGGTTCCGTCGGTACCTACATAATGAGTGGCAATACCCGAGAAGAGCAGCGTTTGAGCCTCGGTCACCAGGAACCGAGACGGCAAGGGAGCCGGCAGGATGCCCACCAGCGGCAGGCTTTGCAGCGGACGAGCCGGATCAATGCGCAAAGAGGTCGCCGCCTGGGCTGCCCAGGAAGAGGCCCATTGCCAGGTCGGCGACGGCGAGTCGTTCACCCCGATAAAGGTGGCGTGCTGGTTGTTGTTGCCGACGCCGAAAGTCTGCAGCGCCGCGACGTTCCCGCGCTTGGCCGAGAAGACATGGCCATAGAGCTGGCGCAGGTAGGACCAGCGGCCCGTGACGTCGTCCCAGGCCGCGCGGATCGCGCCGAGGGAGGTTGCATCAGTGTAGGGAATGGCCGCGAAATCGAATTCCTGATCGGCCAGATTGGCGAAGGCGCTGGCGAGATCGACCGTGCCGACACCGCCAGACATGGCCACGACTGCAACGGCGACGCCGGCCGGCAGAACCTCGCCCGCCGTCAGGCCGTAATAGTTCAGCCGCACATCGATATCATTGCCGATGATGCCGCCATGCCGCGCGGTCAAGGTGACGACCGCACCCACCACCGCCGAGACGACCGGCAGGCCCGCGACGGCATTGACCGCGGCATTAATCGCCGCGGCGATCGTGGCCGCCGTGTCGGTCTGCGTCACGACGACCTCGACGAGGCGCCCCGTGATGTAGAGCGAAATCGCGCCGGGTGCTGTCGGGGCACCAGAGACGGTAAGGGTGGCCGTCGCCTTGGTCGCGGCGGCGGGATCTGCCAGCGGCAGGCACCACACCTCACCGAAGGCATCGCTCTTACGATAGGTCGCCATCATATCGGCCAGCATCGATCCGACGCCGAACTGTGCCTTGGCCTGATCGACCGTCGAAACCAGGATCGGGATTCCGGCGATGGCGGTGCCCGCCGCCAGCATCTGGCCGACCAGCAAGGCGCGCTGCTGCTGCACGAAATAGCCGGCCTGGCTGGCATCCACTTCCGCCCAGAAGAACGGTACGCGGATATTGGCCGGAATATTGTTGAAGGAAACGCTCATGATCAGGCCTCCGTGGGCATGGCGGGATCGGCCGTTGCGACGGGATCAGACGGCGCGGCGGGCGGTGTGGCCTCGACGACCCCGCCCTCAGCGAGGCGGCGGCGCCAATAATCGGTGAGTTCGACCTCTCGGCCTTCCGCCGGCAGATAGGCCGCCGGGCCTTGGGACAGGCGTGCGGGATCGACCACCTGCATGCCGGGTGCCGGTTTGATGTACATGAAGTGCTCCTATGGTCAGGGAGGCGGCCGGTCAGTCTTCCGGCGACAGGTTCTCGATACGCAGTTCGGCTTCGATGCGGCCATCCGGACCCGGATAGTGCAGGTTCGGATCGGCGATCGGGTCGATGACATCGACCTTGATCCGCACCGATTTCAGATCGTCAGGGACGCGCGGCTGATAGATCGCCCGCACCGTCACATCCATCTTGATCGTGCCGATCGCGGTCCGCTTGTCGGTGAGGGCATTGGTCTGGATGGTGGTGACGACCGACTTGATGCCCTGGATCGGCCGCAACCAGGCGGAATCCGAGAGCAGCCACTCCTTGACGGCATCGCATTTGTCGTCGAGGTCGCTAATCAGCTGCCCGTCCGACTTGCCGTCCATCGCCACTTCGATCGTCAGGTCAACCGAGGCGGTGAAATCGAGGTCCGTCATGAACGGATCCTGCCCTTCTTCGCTCGATGTCAGCGTCGAGACGGCGATCGCCGGCAGTTCGTTCCGCTCCAGCGGGGTCTCCAGTGTGTCGAAGAAATGCTTTTCCGGCACGAATTGCCCCGCCTTCAAGGCCGCGATCGTGCTCAGACGAAGGTCCCGGCGGGCGCCCATTACGCCACCACCAGGTGAACCTGAACATCACCCTCCGAATCCGGTTCGGCGGCGGTCACCTCGTAAGTGACGCATTTGACCACGACGGTATCGCCGCGGCTGGGGCGGGCCAGCCCCATCGCCGCCAGATCCGTCTGACGGAAGCCGAGAACCGGCGCCCTGCCCTGCACCACCATTTCACCGCCGCTATCCACGGCGGCGAAATCCGATTTGAAGATGGCCTTCATCGGATAGGACGGGCCATCCTTCGGCGTGAAGACGATCGGCACGGCGAAGGTTTCCTGGCATGGCCGCAGCACAAGGGCGTCGAAATCGATCATGCTGCCGCCTTTTCAAATCGTTTGGCCGCCTGGCCTGACAGACTGACCTTGCCGGAGAGGACTCGGAGGCGGCGCTGCAACTGGCGGGCGACGTTGACCGGCAGCTTCTGCCGGATGAATGCTTCGATCTGCGATCGCGTCGGCTCGCGGCCGAAGGCGTGGCCGATGCTGGGTTCGAACAGTTCCTTGATCGGCAAACGGGTGGCACCCACGCGCTTGAAGACGCCGACATGGCCGCCCGGCATCATCGCAATGAAGGTACCGCGATAGAGCTTCCGCTTGCCCCATGCCGTCGCGCTGACACCGCGCTTCGTCTGCCGGGCCTTGTACGCATAGAGAGGTATCGCCCGGCCAGATGGCCGGATGATCGCCAGCAGGTTTGATTTGGTGGCGCGGATCACCGTCATCTTGGCCCGCACATCACCAACCTTCAGGCCGAGATCCTTAGCCACCAGCCGGGTGGCGAAACTGGTCGTCTGTCGCGCCGTCTCATTCACGGCCACGACAGACGCTGCCCGCGCTTGCGCGGGCTTCAGCGCGTCGAGCGCCGCCATGAAGCGCGACGCATCAACCCTGATGGTCGGCCTCATGCCGTGCCCTCGCCTGACTCTGGACTGATCAGCTCTTGGTCAGCCGGCGCAGCGAGCGCGGGCGGACACAGAGCGTCAGCGGGTTCGATTGCGCCTCCACCACCGCGCGGCGGATCGTCTGACGTTCCGGCGGCATGATGGCGTGAACCGGCAAGCCCTTGGAATTGGTCTGCCCCATGATATCCGGGGGGCCAAACAGCATCTGGAAGAGACCGGGCACGCCCATGGCAAAGAGGCGCGCTTCGTCGGCACCAATGCCGACTTTGCCGTCCTTTGTGCCACGGTAGTTGACCCAGTTGATTCCGCCATATTCGAAGGATTTGAACGCCTTGTTTTCGCTGAAGACATCCGAATCCCGGCCGGTATCACGGGTCTTGCGGGCGGCCTTGACTTCCTTGTTGGAATATACTTGGTCAAAATAATTGTCGCCGCACAGGGTTACCGGCACCAGCGAGGTCACCGGCAAACCCTCCAATTCCCTCACCATATCGCGCACGATCGCGGTGCATTCCACTTCAAAGGCCGCGCCGTCCGCGGTCAGCGCGCCGAAATTGGTATTGTGGTCCGCCAGCGCATTGATCCCGAAAAAGTCGAACCAGTTGTAGAGCACCGTGTCATCGGCATCGAGCACGATGCCTTGGATGCCGCCAAGTCGATGATACTCGTGCGTCAGTTCCAACTGAGCCCGCAGACCGAAGGGGCCATTCAGGCGGTCTTCGATCAACCCCTGTGCGGTCGCAAGCTGAGCCGTGCCATTGACCATGCCGTCGGCAAAGGCGTTCTGGACTTCGTCGGCGTTGACGTAGGCTTCCTTGACAATATGCGCCACGGTCGCCTTGCGGATATCCCGCTTTGGAATGTCGCTTTGCTGCGGCGGCGAGCCGCGTTCGCTGGTCTGGATGATCTCCAAGGCACCGTTGCGCTGCATGACGGCGATATCCGTGGTGCGAACACCGTCTACCGCATAGAGGCCAATCGACCCCAGAAGCTGCGGGCTATACGGTACATTGTTGATCTGGGTCGTGAGAGTGATCGCCGAGAAGGCATCACCTGTAAACACGTTGGGAATTTCCCACATATCTGAAATCTCCTAGATGAGGGAGGTGGTGCCGAGGCGGTGACGCCGGGCGGGACTTATCGAACGATGATGCTGCGCTTGGCCAGATGCACTGCGGCAGCCGCCTTGTCAGCCGGAGCCGCACCGGCAAAATATTCCAGCACGAAGTTGTTCACTTCGGCCTCGCGGGCAATGATAACAGCCGGATGATCGGCGGCACTGGCGTCCACGTTGGCGTACAGAATCGCCGTGGCGACCTGCGAACCATCGTTATTAGCGGGGTTCCATTGTTTATACTTGGCGATGCCTCCGCTCACCTTGATCGAGAAGGTGTCACCGACCGCGAAGTCAGTAGCGCCGTCCGCCAGTGTGAAGGCCAAGCCACCGCCCGCGAAGGCGACCGCAACCTTGCCGGCCCCGATCTCGACACCGTCGGGACCTTCCAACACGAAGTTGCCACCATTCGCTGCCGCAGCGACAATGGTCAGCATATAAGTCCCGTTCTTCGCAGGTCCGGTGACCGCAATCGCGCCCATCGCGCCATTACCGACGTTGCCAGCCGCAGCAACGGCAGCAGCGACACCGCCCACCAACGTCTGACCCAGAACAGATCCGGCTTTCAGATTTTGCCCGGACAGCAAGGTCACTTGCTCGCGGCTCAGCGAACCGTTGGCTTCAGATGCAAGGAATTCGGCCGTGCGACGGCCTTCGGTGATAACAGTCGGCATGGCTTAGCTCCTCTTTGATGCCGGGCGAGGCGATCAGTGACCGCTTCAGTTTCTGGCGGTTACTTACCGCGCGGGTTATTCATGCGCTCATAGATGGCGCGAGCATCGGGCCGAACCTGCCCGGTCTTTTTGCTGCCATCGGCGCCGACGGCTGGGCTGCCGAATTTCGCCATGGCGGCAGCAAGGCCACTGCCGGTTGCTGCAGCACCGCTCGGCGCCTTCTTCATGATCGCAACAGCAGACTTGACGCTGAGATTGCTGTTGAACGCCAGCTGGCAGGCAAGGCCAATGCGACCCTCGGCAGCGGGTGAGGCAAAGATACCGGCGCAGCGTTGACGCTCTTTCTTGCGAGCCGCTTTGGCGCTGGCCTCTTCCTCGCCGTCTTCCTCATCGTCGTCGTCACCTTCGCCATCGTTGGCCTCGGTGTCGTCGCCACCTTCATCGTCGGATTCGGCGGAACCCTCGCCGCCCTCATCTTCCTCTTCGTCTTCCTGCTCGGCCGCCGCAAGCCGCTGGCTTGCATCCTGCGCAGCAAGTTCTACCGGTGCCGGCACAAGGCCGATCAAATGGCGAAAGCTGAATTTCTTCATCATCGTTCTCCGTTGCATGGATGGGCAGCAGCCCAGCTTATCGACCGTCGACCGTCAGGCCGCGTCGCTTGATACGGCCTGCACCAGCTGAGCGAAGGCCTCGGACGGTGCCAACATGGCATCCGCCAACCCCAATGTGATTGCCTGGGCAACGCCGGCGGGGCCGCTGTAGACGCGCGCCTCGGTTGCCAGCAGGTCTTTTGCGGTGATCTTGGTGCCGGCAGCCTGGCGGCCACGGGCGACCGTGTCGCAAAACAACTTGCGAATATCCTCGCACTCGGCTTGCCATGTGTCGCGGACGTCATCCGGCAACGGTGTCACTGGATTTCCGTCGACCTTGTGCGCGCCCGCGTGGATATAGGTCAGCGTGATGCCGAAATCCTCGTACATCTTCGAGAAATCGGCATGCAACATCACGACACCGACCGAGCCGATATAGCCGGTGCGCGGAACCGAAATGCTGTCCGCGACCGAGGCAATCGCATAAGCGGCGCTGCAGGCGCTTTCACTGAGGATGGCGACCACCGGTTTCTTGGCAGCCGACTTCGCTGAAGCAATCCAGTCGACCAGGTCGAAGCAACCGGAGACGGCGCCGCCGCCGCTATCGATGTCGAGCACGATCGCTTTGACGTCGGGGTCCGCAAAGGCCTGCGCGAACTGACACTGCAATGCGTCATAGCCGGTCGCAAAGCTCCAGCCCACATAGCAGAACTTGGGCAGCAATACGCCGGAAACCGCGATGATGGCGATGCCAGCATGAACGGGATACAGGCGCCGTGTGCCATCGCCGTCCGATATGGACATGGCCGCCTTAGGTACTTGTCGGCCGCCGCCACCGAGTGCCATGGCACTGGCGTAATCTGCAAGCGCCACGCGCGCCGGGGCGATCAGTGCCAATTCCATCTTCGGAGATATCGTCATTGGCCCACGTCCTCACCGCGGCGCTCGGCATCGTTATTGCCGCCCATCGCCGCATGGAGCTGTTGATAGTCGCGCTGAGCCGGGTGCAACACACCCATGCCATTCATCTCTTGAATCTCGCGGCGCAGCTGGGCAAGAACCTCTTGATAGTCCTTGCCCTGCTCGGCGCATTCAGATTCAAGGTCCGACATGGCACCATTGATCCCGATCAGTGCACCTTGCTTCTCTTTCACCGGATCGACCCAACCACGACCAGGCCCGATCCATCTGCATTGCGTGTAAGCCGGACGGGCATCGAGGAAGCTGGGCGCACCGTCCGGAATGGTCAACGCGCCGGCATCGATCGCCTCCTCGAGGAAAGCCATATAGATCGGCGTGCAGAAATTCCGGGCGAAGGAGTCGCGACGGGTGAGCAGTGTTTTCCAGGTTTCCAAAAGGGAGGCCCGAGCCGAGGAATAGTTGGACTGGGACCAATCCTTGCTCAGTTGCTCGTAGCTCATGCCGGTGCCGGCAGCGATGTTGCGCAATGTGGCCCGCTCAAAATCCGCGAATGCGGTGTTGGGCCGCGCTGCCGTTTGAAAACCGATCTTCTCGCCAGGGAACAGAGAGGGAATGCGGACACCACCAAGACGCACATCGCGCCTTTCGTGGAACTCCGCCCGCGCATCCTGATAACCACCCAGCTTGTCGCCGTTACCGCCTTCGATAATCTCCTGCAGCAGGTTGTGATCGAAAGGGCTTTCGATGAAGGCAGCCAGGATGGCATTCAACACCGCAGCCTGGAGCTCGACCTTGTCGTATTTGCTGAGCATCTTCAGCTTTTCAAGAACCGGCGTCAGGCGCCCGACGCCGCGGGACAGGCCGTCGCGGTCCTTGTCGTAGTGATGAATCAGAACGGGACGCCCCCAGGGCGTTTCGCGAGGGATCCGCTCCCAGGTGAAGGCGTCGGTGATGACGGCGCCAACATCGGCCGGATGACGCTTGCGGATATGATAGGCGGTCGCCGCCGTGTTCTCGTCGAGCTCTACACCTCCGCGCAGGCGGTCCGTGTCCATCATGTTGTCGGGGTTCGACATCCGATCCGGATCGATGACCCGTACTGCAGTTGCCCAACGACTGCCGCGATTCGGAAGCCACATCACCGCACCGAGGGCATCGCCATCGATGATGTAGTGCCGATAGGCAAGGCCAAACACGCCGCCCATCGTAGAATTTCGGGTGGCATCGCTATACTTGCCGGGATCATTGGCAAATTCGCGCCACAACGCCTCAGCCAGCGTACCCCATTCATGGGCCCATTCGGGCTTCTGGCCCAGCCTGCGCCAGTCAGGTTTCGACGACAGTCGCAACCCACTGCCGATAACGTTGTCAATCTCTCGGCTGACAATACCGGCAGCCCAACCGTCATTCTTGACCAGGTCGCGAATCCGCGCCGTGATCTGATCACGCTCATAGAGCAGGTCTGCATCAGCCGAGGCCAGGCGCGGATGCCAGCCACCGAGGTCCTGGCTAATGGGATCGGCGGCCTGATAGGCGGTCTGATGATGCCAATGCGATTTCTTCGCCGGCACCATCGGCGTGCCATCGGCGTTGAGCAGGCGATTGGACATGGTGATCTCCGAGCGCCTTACCGATGACCGAAAGAGACGCCGATCGCGCGGCGACGAGAGAGACCGAGCTGACCTTGAATTTCCATGATCCGCATCTGGATCTTCGTCTCGTCGCCCGGCTTGTAGTCGACCTTGCGATTGTCATACTGGACCGAGACGATCGCTTTGCCGATCAGCAACTGATGCCGCGCAGCCTGCAGCTCGGCCAGCTGCCGTTCCAGCGAGGCACGTTCGGTTGCATCCATGATCAGGCCAATCTGCGGCTAAGGCTTGTGGGTTTCTTCGGTTCGCTCGGTGAAGCAGCTGCCGCCGCGGGCCCCGCAAACAGGTCTTCCATGTCGGTCTGACCGCTCACGCTTTGCACTTCAAGTTCAGCTTCCAGACGGTCCCAGGCATCGTCACTCATGCTGCGCCAGCCGAGACGAACAGCGGCTGCCTCGGCGTAGAGCGAGGTATCGAGCACTTCGTTTCGCTGCGCCGGATCCTTGGTCCACTGATACTCGACGAAGCCATCCTTGCGCTTCTTCGGCATCCGGCGCTCGGCGCAGAGCTGTTGGTAGTAGTCATCATCAAAGCCGACGGGGAAACCGCAATAGCCGCGAGCCAGCGGGTCGGTCTTCTGCAGGTTCTTGTACAGCGCCATCTTCATGCCGGAGACGCCGACGTTGAAGAAACGGCCGGCATATTTGAGCGACTTGCCTTCCTTGTTCTTCTCGCGTTTCACCTTGACCAATGCCGGCGCCATGTCGGATTTCGCACCGCGTACCATCATCACCTTGCTAGAAGGATGGCGCTTCGCCCAATCGAACACATCCTCGGTCCAGGCATTGCCGTCGATCGCCACCATGTCGAGTTTGCGGCGATTGCCGAAAGTATCCGGCCAAGTTTGCGCAATCAGCGCATCTAACTTCTTCCGCGTCTCAGTGTCCGAGATATGGCCCTCGATCACCCCGTACTGAACGGGCCAGCGTCGCAGGTCGCGGCCGAAGGCGGTCAGGTTCCACTCGACGCGGTCGCCCTGGCAGTCGAGACCCATCGTCAGTCGGAGACCGCCAACGGGCACGACACCGATCTTCATTTCACTTTGCGCGGCACGGTCCCGGATCGATTCCCAGGGTGGGCTCTCGCCGGCCGCCTTGTATGCCCGGCCCACCGTGTCATTCAAGAAGGCCTGCTCCTTGGCGGGATCTCCCTTCGCCGCAAACCATGCATCACGGATGCTGGAAAAGCTTTCGAGAGGCGAATAGGCCGACCAGAGATAGAAGCCGATGTTCCTGGCATTCGTGTTGTAGGCCACCCAGTCACCGCGGCGATTGAACTCGTTGCGGTGATGCTGCTCGATCAAGCCACCGCAGGCCGGGCAGACGAAGCAAGGATCGTCTTCCGGATGGGTCTCGATGAAGGACTGCAGGTTCTCCCATTCCAGCGCATGGAAGTGATCGCAATGCGGACAGGGTACATGGTAGTGCTCCTGTGTCGACTGCTTGAAAACCCTGGTGATCCGGCAATTGTCCTCGATCAGTGGCGTGCCGATCTTCAGGATCTTCGCCCAGGCAAAGGCTTTACTACGGCTGTCGGCCTGTGTCTCCGGGTCGCCGGCGTTGTTCAACTCCCATTTCGACAGATCGTCCTGGACCTGCTTCTTGGCGCTGAGCATTGACAGGCTGGCTTCGGAATTCGCTCCGCTGATCTGCAGGAAGCCGCGCCCATCCTTCCGCTCTTGATAGAGCATGCTGTTCGATGCATCGCGCGACTTGGCATCTGCAAAGAGGTTCGACAGCGCCGTGGATTGCCGCAACATCGGCTTCCACTTCGTCTTCGACCAGCGGATCGCATTGCCGTCAGTCGGATGCGCGTACATGAAACCGCACGGGTCCATGTCCATCGACCCGCCGAGGAAGATTTGCGCCAAGACAGTGCCGCCCAGCTGTGCCGATTTCTTGAACACGACGACACGGGCCGGGTGCTCAGGTCCCAGGACCTCCAGGGGACGCTTGAAAAATGGAAACAGATCGGCGTTGTACGGCCCTGGGAAAGGGCTTTCTGAACCGAACCGGACGTTGTCACGCGCCCAAAGGTTCAGATCCAGCGGCGGTGGCGGTGTGATGACCTCAGCGACGATGCTCGCCGCCAAATGTGCGGGGTTGGCGAGGAAGGCGCCGCCATCAGGCATCGCCGGTTTCCTCTTCGTCAACCAGCTTGGGCTCCCTGTCGGCAATCTGCCGGGCAGCGGTCGATTGTCGTTCGCGCCAGGCGCGCAGCTGGCGGCGCAAAATTACGGTTGCAGCCTTGCCATCAATTTTCAATTCGGCCGCCAGGGCGTCGCCCAGCGTCGGCATTAACTCTTCGATGCTCGACATTACCTCTGTCAGCACCTTGCTGAACTCCCGACGCGCATCCTCGGTGCGGATATAGACGCCTTGCTGGGCTTCCTCTTCCCGCCGGGCCTGGCGGGCATTGATCTCGGCCTGCTCTGCACGAGCGAGCAGCGTGCGTTGCTGCGCATCGTTGAAGGCCGGCGGTGTTGGTAGCTCTGCACCCGCGGGACGAGCCGGCTGCGGTATCGGCCTCGCCTGGGCTGAAAGCTGGATGGCATCCAACGTGACGCCCAGTTGCTGGCAGGCCAGGTCGACATCGATCAGTGCAGTCCGGCCCTCGCCGACAATGGCATCGCCGCTGATCTGTCCGGCGGCGATCCATTGCGAGACGCGGCCCGGTGTGACGCCGCGCAGTTGAGCGAAATCGCCCTTGCGCACCAGGTTGCGATGCGGCGGCGAGCCGCCGTCAAGCAGCGGCGCCGGCGCGGCCATCTCGCCTTGCACCGTCTGCATAGCTCAACTCATTCAATTGCGGCTAAAGGCCTAAATTTAGGCTCTCAATTTACCGTCACACTGGCGGATTCCCGCGGCTGCGTTGCCCGTGTCGGGGGTGGGGTCGTGGAAGGACCCGCGATGGTGGGGGTGCCCCCCCTGCCTCAGGGTTACATGGCAGCCTCCCTGTGCAGGGATGAGCCTGGAAACGAAAGCGCCCGCCGAATCGGATGATCGGCGGGCGCACTTCTCGAAACTAAGGAGGGACGCTATATCGAGCGCATGGTCGAAGTCAATAGCCATAGTGGTGGGCCAAGGTCTCGATCGCTGCCTTGAACAGGGTCATCGAAACGATCTCGGCTTGGCGTCCCCGCTTACGTGACCATTCGCTGATGGGCTTATCATCGCAAACAACATGTTGCAGGATGGGCGCCAGCAATGGACCGACAGCGGCAAGGGCCGAGGCCATGCGTTGCCGAGCGGCAATTGCCCGGTCACTCATCTCGCCTTTGCCCCCAGGCAGATCATTGAGGGTCGAGATCACACGGGGTTCCATGCCGGCGAGATAGAAGTCCGCCCGCAGCCGATCGCCCGCATTCCACAGGCGCTCATGGTCACCGTCTTTTTCGAAGGCGAGGTTTTTGCGATTGCGCATGGTATCGAGTAGGGTCGCGGTCGTCACACGCGCATGCGGCTTTGTCTTGTCGCCTTCCAACTCGACCCGATCATGGGCGCGACGCTCTTTCGTGCCGAAATCATCATTCGACGGTGCGATGACCAGACCCGTCTTGCGGTCGCGCAGGAGATGGGATGGATCGGTTTTGAACTGCGACGGCTTTTTGGCATAGCCGTTGATCTGCTCACGGATCGACTTCCGTCGTGCCGGGTCGATGTTCCGCCGCTTGGCCCTCAGCTTACTCATGTCAGTTCCCTCATTTGGATACTTGGAGGGTTTGGATAGTTTGGAGAGTCATTTCTATATATAAACGCACATGCAAAGCGCATACGTGGTGCGGGGAAACCCTCCAACCTTCCAAACCCTCCATGGCTTCAATCAAATCAAACGCTTAGTGCCGGACAGTTGCCGGATGGTTGGAGGGTTTAAGGCCCATTTTCAGCGCTCATCGGGCAATCCTCCGCCGTCCGGCGCGCCGTCAGCGCCCGAACCACCCTTCGAACTCTCCAACCCTCCAAACTCTTCCTGGGTGATCGCGATGCCGGTGTAGTACATCACGCCCATCTTTTCCTTGTGGTAGCCGAGGTCGGAGAGGCGCCGACCGAAGGACGTGCCGCTGACCGGGCTAATGCCGTTCGCGCCCGCCCATTTGGTGTATATCTGGTAGAGCCGCGTCGCCTGGACGCTGCCGCCGGTCTCGCGCACTGTCGCCGTGCGCATGAATTCGCCGACCGGGTCGCTCTCGGTCCGGTATTCCTCGGTCGCGCGTTTCACGCTCTCCGGCAGCACCAGGCCGCGCTCCCGCCAGAGGCGATAGCCGTCCAAAAGCCAGTTCAGGATGCCGGATGCCTCAGCCTTCAATTTTTCCGCCAAGCGCTTGTCGCGCTCCTCAGGGGGAATGTACTGGTCGAACGGCACCAGCAGGATGCGGCGCCAGATGCCTTCATCCTGGCCCCGGATGTTGGGCTTGATGTTGACCGAGAGCACCAGCTTGAAACTCGGCATGAACTCGAAAAAGCTTTCATGCAGGTTTCGCGCCGTCATCTTCTCCCCGCCCGTGATCTGCTTCACCACCGATTCCGAGAGGCGCTGCCCGACCTCCGGTTCGCTCGCGGTGACGAGCCTGCCGCCAGGCAGCCGTGCGAGATCCGGCGTGGCGTCGCCGCCGCGCCGTCGCTCATCGAACATGAAAGTCTGGATGGGCAGCGTCAGGCCGTAATCGCCCATGATGTACTGGATCGTATCCATCATGGTGGATTTGCCGTTGGCGCCCTTGCCGTGCGCGATCAGCATCTGCTGTTCGCCGGTATCGCCGGTCAGCACATAGCCGAACCAGGTCTGCAGGAAGAGCTGCGTGGGGTGGTCCGGGATGATGCGGGCGATGAAGGCATTCCACAGGGGGCATGTGGCTTCGGCGTCATACACGACTTCGGCACAGCGCGTCTTCAGGTCGCTATGGAGATGCGGCCGCAACGTGATATCGCCATCGATCAGCGAACGCGTGCCGTTGTCATTGGCGGCGACCTTGGTCGGCAATTCCAGCGTGCCGTTCAGCACGTTCAGCAGGAACGGCCTGTCGTCCAATTCGCGCGGCGGGCGCCTCAGATAAGGCATGGCGCTGCGCAGCATCGCGTCGACCTTGGCCGAATTGCCGCTTGCGGCCTGCCACTTGAAATGGTTCTCGACCCTCTTTTGCCATTCCGCCGCATCGAAACCCGGCGGCGGATCTTTCATCAAGCGGTCGAATTCCACTTCCAGGGCCTTGACCTCGCCCGAGATCGCCTCTGCCGTGCGATGCGCACATTTCATGGCCTCGGCATCGCCGGCTTCGCCCTGCCAGCGCCGGCCGTCCCAGACATACCAGCGAGCGCCATCGACCCACATCAGGTTGTTGCCATAGCGCGCGATCAAACGGCGCGCATTGCCGAGATCGTTGCGCGGCTCCCGCGCAAGATGCAGATCATCGGCCGGCTGCTCCGCCTCATCGACAGCCGCAAAGATCGACTTCATGGCCTCTTGTTCATTACTCATCCTTCGGCCGCACCCTTCAGCATGTCATTGAAGTCCTTCCCCGGCGCCGCCCATGCAACGCGTACCGTCAAACCCATATGTTGAAATCGACGCCGGGCGCAGTCGACCAGCGCCCGCGTGATGAACGGATCGCTATCGCCATCCCCCAGGATGATCAGCTCCCGCGCTTGCGCCGGCGGCACGAAGCCCGGCCGCGACAGATCCGGCCAAGGTGGCGGGATCATGACGCCAGGTCTGGTCGGGTGCTCCCGCTCCGCCTTGCAGCGGCACCGATGCGTATCACCGGTACCGGCGATATTGCCGAGGCTGAGTGCGGCCCAAACCGGCGTCATGTCGCCATTGAGGCGCAGGGCCTGCATCACCGACAGGCAGGTCTCAATGCCCTCGCCGATGACCAGCCTTTCCCCGGCGGCGGCGAAGCGTGCGCAGCCGCCCCAGCATTGTCCCAGCATCTTCTTGGCCTGCTTGCCGATCGGCGCCTTGGCCTCGCCCGTGCGATCGAGAAAGGTGCGGTGGATGCCGCGTACCTTGCCGTCGACATCCTGTACGCCGGCCACCATGGCGGGGAATGATGGGCTGCCAGGCTCGGAATCGCTCGGCAGGTTGGGATGAAAGCGCAGGCTGGGCGGCATGCCGCCGATCATCGCGACATCGATGCCGCGCTTGGCAAGATAGCTCTCGACCAATGTGCCGGCCGCCGGCTTGGACTCCCGCCAGATGCCGATCGCCCACTCTTGGATGAAAGCTTTGCGCGCCGCATCGCGGGCCTCGGAAAAGCTGGCCTTGATCGGCGCTGCGAAGACCTGCCGCGGTTCCACCTTGCTCGCTTCCTCACTGGGCAGCAGCCCCGCGCGCGCGGCCAATTCTCGGATGGCGGTCTTGTCGTCGACCCCATGGATATCGCGATAGAAGCGGATCACGTCGCCAGCGGCGCCGCAGCCATAGCATCGATAGAGGTTCTTGCCGGCATGGACATAGAAGCTCGGCGACTTCTCCCGGTGAAAGGGACAGAGGCCGACCAGTTCCCGCCCCGCCCGTTTCAGCGCGACCTTTTCCGCCACGACCTCATACAGGGTTATGGCGCGTTTCAGGTCGGTGATGGAGATCCGGCCGGTCATACCACCACCCGGGGCACTAGGGCATTTTTGTCCCTTCCGCCCTTGACGTAGGACAATTTTGTCCTATATCTTCTTTCGTAACGACGGGGGAAGCGATGAAGGGGAAGGAACTGCTGAAGCTGCTGAAGCGCTATGCCGGCCAGAAGGACATCCCGTTCAACTATGACGGCGGCCACGGCAAGGGCGGACATGGCCGGGTCTATGTGGGGGACAAATTCACCACCATCCCCAGCCTGCACCAGGAACTGAAAACCGGCCTGACGCTCGCGATCATCAAGCAGCTCGGCATCGACAAACGGGACCTCGGCCTCTAAGGCCGGGGTCGCCGAACCGACGGTAAGAAAGGAATGCAAGTCATGGAAACCATCTCTCTCGCCTATCCGGCCAAGCTGACCCCCGATGACGGCGGCTTTATCGTCACCTTCCGCGATGTGCCGGAGGCGCTGACCCAGGGCGATGACGAGGCGGAGGCCCTGGCCCAAGCGGCGGATGCGTTGAGCGTGGCCCTGGCGGGTTATGTCAAGGCCGGCCGCGATCTGCCGGCGCCGACCGAAGCGAAGCGCGGCGAGACGATCGTGCATGCCGACCCGACGCTGGCGGCCAAGGTGGCGCTGCGGCGCATGATGTTCGACATGGCGATCAACACATCCCAACTCGCCCGACGCCTCGATGTCGATGTGAAGGAAGCCCGCCGCCTGCTCGACCCCGACCATCCCAGCAAGCTGAACGGCCTCGACCAGGCCTTGCGCGCGTTGGGGCATCGCGCGGTGCTGCATGTCATGCCGCTGCAGCGCGATCTGCCGGTGCGCAACGCTAAGCCGGCGCCGAAGAAGAAGGTAGGCTAGAGCATGATCGACCTGCAGATCGGCGGACCTCACTTTGGCGCATGGCAATGGGCTTACGACTTTCAAACACTGATCACGGGCCTTTTTGCCCTCGTAGCCGGAATTTCGGCCTTCGTCTCGTCGCTCATCATGGCGAAAGCCGCGGAGACAGCGGCCAATAAACAAGCCGCTGCGGTACTTACTCAGGTGGAAGTAGATCGCATCGCGCGGGATGCAGATATCGAACGAACAGACGTAGAGAAGCGTAACAGGGATACGGCACGCGTGGCCGCTGCGTCGTTGCTGTTGGAGATACCAACGCGAGCAAGCGCAGGGGCAGTTTGGTATGTTATCGAATCCTACGAGTTGCTGATTGACGCCTCCGCTACTGGAGAGGTGGCAGACAGCAAAGCACTCGTAACCTCGCAGGTGCGCGACATGGATCAGAGTATTGTCGCTTTGGACGAGGCGCTTGCCTGGGCACGAGCAATTCTGGTTGACCTCCCACCTCAGCATCAACGTGGTCTCGCAACGCAGATGTGGCACATTCATAGGATATGTGGAGATGTCAAACTCAATCGAAACGCTATCTGTGACAGCCTCGCCAATCATGCGCTTATTGACGCAGCCAACATCTCGCTGATGAAAGCTCGCCATCAGCGATTGGTAACCTGTGCCGATATTCTGCTCGCCGCTTCCGTTGATGGGTCTTTTGACAACGCGGCGGCCCGTTTCCATTTCGGGGTACAATTGCTCCAATAGCGACGGCCTAGCCATTACGCTACCTCGAGAGAGTTGAAGCCCGACAGCAACGAGCCCTGACGCAATGCTGGCTCGATCCGGTTGCGTGCGATATTGACGGAATCCGGATTGAGTTCGATCAACACAGCGCTGCGGTTAAGTTCCGCAGCGACTAGGCCCGTGGTTCCAGCGCCACCGAACGGATCGAGCACGATTGCAGGCACAGGCGATTGCCTCGAGCAGGAACAGCTAGGTTCCCACGCCACCGTCTGATGCGAGACCGAGCCGCGTTGCGAGCCTTTCCAACGGCAGGTCTCATCATGCTGATCTTCACGCCGGACGGCGGACTCAATCGAGACACCCGGCTGCGGGGTGAACGACTTCGTGGTGACGCGTCGCCACTGTGCGCCGCAATTCGGGCAGCACCCCTTTTCCGACGTGCCCGCCATGATGCAGGGCCGTACTAATCCTGGAGGGAAGGTCGCGAAATGGGCTTCCTTGAATGGCTTCGTTGCGATGGTCCAGACATTGCGCAGATTGGCACCGCCGGCCATCTGTTCTTCGACCGGCATCTGATCCCAGAGGTCATTAAACCCCGCATGACGCCGACCATGGCCGCGCTGCTTCTCCGTCTTGGCGCCTTTCTCCCGCCCGTTCGGATGGAATGAACCGTGCGCGCCAGGCTCGGTGTTCCAGCCATCGGGCATCTTATAGGCGCCTCGTCCCTTGGCGTCTGTGCGCACCGCTACCGCGTCATAGAAATAGCGCTCGCTCTTCGTGAAGAGGAACATCTTTTCATGCGACGTTGCGGGCCGATCACTGATGGATTCCGGCATCGGGTTTGGCTTATGCCAGATTACCTCCGATCTGACCCACCAACCGAAGTCCTGCATCGCGATCGCGAAGCGGTTCGGCACCATGCAGAGGTCTTTCGGCTTCAGCGTGCCGCCGGCGACGACACGTCCTCCATGGGCGCCTGCGAGATTGCCGCCATTACCACTGGTGCCGACGCGCGAGGTCTTTTCATAGTCGGGCACGTAGATCGGCCCCACCGTCGAAAACGGCTTATCTCGGAACGTGCGGTCATCGGTCTTCAGGCGCTTGACCTCATCGGCCCGGCGGCCATTGGGCGAGGTCGCATAGCAATCGCCGTAGTTCACCCAACAGGTGCCATCCGGCCGCAGAACACGCCAGACCTCGGCAAAGACCTCATTGACCATGACGTCGAGATGTTCGCCCAGGGTCGGCTCACAGCCGATTTCCTTGGCCTTGTCCGGGTGACCGTCAGGCAGGTAAGAGCGCAGGCCCCAATAGGGCGGTGAGGTCACCGCGCAATGTACCGAATTGTCCGGCAACTCGCGGAGCTTCTCGCGGACCTCGCCGAGGAGGATGCGGATCGTCATCGCGCACCCGCGCCAGGCGCCAGCAACGCCTTCACTTCGGCCTCGGTCAGACACATGGCAGTTGCGACTTCGGCGATAGACGATCCGCGTCGCTTCAGCGACCGTGCCATCTTCATCCTGATCGGCATCAGGATGTCGTCTGGTTTCGGCATGTCGCCTAGCTTGCCGCGCATCACAGCAGACTCCCCTGTCGCGCCGTCTTCGCTGCATCCGAGGAGGCCAGCCGCTCCTCCCGTGCCTTCTGCACCTCGGCACGGTGCTCCGAGCAGGCCCAGATCACCGGCCCCGGCGGCAGGCCGAAGCCGTAACAGGCGAGCCCGGTGCATGCTTCGCGGACGCATTGATGGACCTCAGGATCGCTCATGCCGCTTGATCCGTCCGTCTTGACCTCGCGGGCGCGTGATCCTGGACCTTGACGCCAAGGCGATGCAGCTTCAGCCGCACAGCGCTATGCGTGCGCACCAGCTTGTCGGCAATCCACTTCGTCTGATAACCCGCCCTGCGCAGCCGGATCAGTTCGGCTATTTCCACCTCGGTCCAATCGACACCGCAGCCGCGCGCATGGGTCGGTGCCGTCACGGTTTCACGGGAAACTGTTTCACTCATCCCCGGCTCCCTGCCCTGGGTTTCTCGACCAGGCCGCGCCGGTCGTCATTGGTGATGCTGCGCGCCACGGCCTGAGACAGGTCGCTCAACAGCTCCAGCGCGCGGCGATTGGTGATCGGCACCACGACGGACTTCCCCTCCGCCATCGAGACGATCTCGATCGGTGCGCCCGGTTCCTCATGACGGATACAGGCGCCGCGTGGCATCTGCATCGATGCCGGCGCCGCGTTGCGGTGCCGAGGCGGGCCATCCGATTTGCGCTGCATTGATATCCCCCATGCGAAACGGCCGATGGCCGGATTAAGTCAGAGCGGGCCGGGCTTGATACCGGCTGGGGTGCTCGTGCTCTTAACAACCGAGCTTCCCGATCTCATGGAGATTGACGGTTAGCGTGTCCTTCCACGCCGCCGCTCTGGTGGATGACCTCACGCTGCCGGATGGCGTCTGGCAGCCGATGGAGATGAGGTCATCCGCCGGAAAGGCGGGCGTTGGGCGGCGGTCTTCAGGGCGGCGCACTGATCCGCCCTTACTAGTTCCGCCGCCCACCAATCCCGATCGATTGGCTGCTCCGATTCCGGGAAAACCGGCTTCACTGCTCGGAACACACAGCGGACGCATCACCGCGGATGGTCACGCCAGGGTCGCAGCTCCGTCGCTATCTTCACCGGGCCAATGTTGCCGCGCCCGGTTGCCTTCACGACATCAGCGCCGCTTCCCCGCTCAGGGTTCGCTATTCACTTCGTCTCCTCGCGCATCATGGTGCGACACACGGCGATGACATGGCCGAGCGCGCCGATGACCGGCATCGCTTTTCCGTGGATGCGCGCCGCTTCGCGCGGCTGGATGCCGCCGTCTTCCATCGCCTTGGCGAATTGCTCGAACAGCTTGGCGGCGGCGGCGCCCACCTTGGCCATATGGATCGGCAGCGACTTGCCGTTGGTGGCGTGCATCGGCACCAGGGCAAAGCCCGATTCCGCCGCCAGGAACTCGGTGACGATCGGCTGGCCGCAGGCCATTTCCAGCGTGCGGATCTGCGACGGGCGCATTTCCGTGTCGGACATCGGGTCGGTGTAACGCTGCGCCTGGGACTGGCTGAGGCCGAGCAGGTCAGCGACGCGGGTCGTGCCGCCGCAGGCATAGACCAGCCGCGCGATTGCCTCTTTCAGCGTCCCTTCCGGACGCGGCTTGTTCAGTTTCTGACGCGGTCTGCCGGGGAGTGTCATGCCGTCACCTCTTTTGTGACGGCACTGACAAGCGATGCAATGCGGGAGCGACAACGGGTAACCACTAGTCAGTTACCCCTCGAAAAGCGCGGATCTCTGGCGCAAGTAAGGTGTTGTTAACTTTCACGGATGCCGCGCTGTGAGCATCGTTGTCATTCACCGCGACGAGGTCGGCAGCATCGAAGAAGTCGGCCGGCTCAAGCGGAACACCAACAGCGCGAGCGTTGCGCATGATGATGCCCTGATACTGCGTCGGCACGCGGCCACCCGTGCCGCGGCGATCCACAGGGTAGGTCCAGCGGTAAACCGTCGCCGGGCGCAGGTTGCACCACGAGCAGATAGCCAGGAGACCCGCTCGAAAGCCCCCATCGGCGCCACACTTGGAGATGACATGTTCGGCAACGTTCATAACGCCAACTATTACGACAATCGTAACATCGTCGCAAGGCAGAATATTACGAAAGTCGTAGATGTGCGGCCGCGATCTTCAGACCATAATTACGAGATGCGTAATAAGTGGCTGAAAGATCGACTAAAAGAACTCAGGAAAACTCAATCCGCGCTGGCGACGCAGATGGGTTTGCCCACGCCGCGCATTTCCGAGATCATTGCCGGCGATCGGCGCATCGCGTCACACGAGGTGCCGGTTATCGCCGCCTTCCTGGAATGGCCGGAATCGCTGGTGCTGCAGAACATCACGGAAGTGGCCGGGGGTGCCTTCACGCCAAATGCGGAAGCTACCGACATGCAGATGCTGGCCGTCACGGTCGTCGGCGAAGTCGCAGCGGGTGTTTTCCGCGAATCGCTTGAATTGCCGCCGGAGGACCAGTTCCAGATTTATGCGTTGCTCGACCCCAGGTTTCGAGGCATGCCCCATTTCGGTTTGCGGGTGAGAGGCCCGTCCATGAATCAGCTGTATCCCGAGGGCAGTTTCGTCGTCTGCGTGCCGCTGATCCACCTTGGTGAGGGTTTCATGCCGAAAAGCGGCAACCGGGTGGTTGTCGAGCGGCGCAACAAGCTCGGCGAAGTGGAAGCCACCATCAAGGAGATGGTCTACGACAAGGACGGCCAGCCCTGGCTATGGCCGCGATCGGATCACCCCGAGTTCCAGACGCCCTGGCCGCTGCCCACCGGCAATAACGGGCACGGCCTGGATGATCACGAAGATATCCGGATCTCCGCTTTGGTCGTCTTCAGCGTCCGCCCGGAGGTCTGAGGCCGAGATCCCCGGCCGGTTCCGGCGTTAGCTGCCGGAGGGCCTCAGCTTGGAAAACCGCAGGATATAAGCCGGTTCCGTCATCGAACCGTCCAGCGTCACGCTGGATTCATAGGCGCAATCAGCCTCGCTCCTGAAGAGATTGCCCGAGAAGACGACCGTATCGCCTTCCTTCATTTGCACCGCGCGCTGATAGACTTCCGAGGCCGGATCGATCAGCGTTTTGTATTCCGCGTCTGAAAATTCGTTGTTCAGCGTCGAGATCGACGCATGCTCGGCAATGGAAATTACCAGCACGCCTTTGCCGTCCGTATTCGACGAGAGCTTGGCGATCTGACCGACCCAGTCTTTGACGACGCCCTTGCCTGACTTCAAGGCCGCGCAGACGGCGCCCTTGCGCCCTACCCTCGCCGCACCCTTCGCCATGTCATTTGCCGCGCCGCCATATACTGCCCTGGCATCGTTGATGGCAGCGATGAAGGCCGCCTCATCCGCCGGCAGCGGCGGCAATGCCACTGCCGCGGTCGCCGACTGGATGGCTTGCGGCGCCTGGCTGGCAGATCCGGCCGCCAGATGCGCCTTGTCGCCCTTCGGGGCAGTGATGCCGACAGCGATGCCGACGGCGACGAAGACCAGCAAATAGAACCCGAAGGCTTTGGCGCGGCTGGGCGACTTCATCCAGGAGGCCACCCAACGGGGCTGGATCAGCGCCAGGATCATTGCGACCAGCGCGAAAAGCGAGACGAAGCCCAAAACCGTCGCAAGAGCCTGCATAGCTACCCCCATAGATTGCAGATTAAGCCCCGAATCTATCGGAATGGCACCCAGACGGCAATGTCAGGTTGTCGAAATTTTCATCAGGATTTCAATCCGATCCGTAATTTTGTGCCGAATAATTACGAAAGTCGTAACTTTTCGTTTGACGCTGAAGTTACGATTATCGTATCAATTGCTCATCCCGGACGGTTAAGCCCCTGACACGCCGGCCGGGATCGCCTTCTCAGTCATGAGGCGTTTCCTCCCAGGAAGCACTTTACCGGGCGGGGTTCGGTATCAACCCAAGGGACAGCGATCCCCGCCCGGCCTTTCTGGGACCCGTTGCAACCGAGCGGAGCCAGATATGTCGCGCAGCAACCTGACCTCGAATTTCCCCAAACCCTCGCCGCCGCTTTACGCCACACCCATCGACCGCAAGCGGGCCATCGCGCCGCAAATGGCCAAAGCCATCGTCGCGATCGCCATGGAGCGCGGCAGCTGCAGCACCCGGCAATTGATCGGCCTGGGCTTCACCCCCTTCGAAGTCGCCCGCTGGGGCGGCACGGCCCGCACGCAGGCGGTCGCGTTGCGCCCCGACCTCGCCCATGACGGCGATCGCGCGCATGCCGCCAACGACCACACGGCCAAGTCGGCCGGGTGCGTGGCGTGATGGATACCTGCGCCGGCTGCGGCTGTGACATGGCCCATCAAATCGGCAGACCGCTCATGCGCGGCCGCACGCCTATCGTGACCTCTTCGCTCCCTACAATCGCGGCGGAGCTGGCGCCAAGGATTATCACCACCGCCTCACCGGCAGCCGTCCCATGAGCCGTTCCAGCTATCCCAAGCCGCGCGACGCCGCCGGCCGGAAGGATTGGCATGCCGACAACCGCCAGGAACGCAAGCAGCGGTGGTCCGCCATGATGCGCGCCGCCTAGCGCCGCCTCACCCGTTTCCCAACCGCCACAGAAAGGATCTGACATGGCGACCAAGACCAGGCTTAAAGCGTTGAACAGCCGTTCGGCGCGCAAGGCCACAAAGCCGAGGGCACAACAGCCGGAACCCCGGATCATCGTGCCGCAGCCCACCGATGCGTCCCTCGCCAGCGACCTGCACCGCTGGACCGATGGCTACAACACCGCGCTGCGGGCATGCCTCGACGCCGGATTGCGCGTCACCGCCCGGTCGGACGGTGCGGATGCGACGCCCGGTGAAGTCGAGCTGATCAACATCTCGCGCGAATACCTTTGAGCATTGTCGAGCATATCGGCTTTGGCGCGGCCCTCTCGGGGCCGCGCTGATGCTGATCTGCCTGCTGCCGCGCATCCTGGAGGTCATTCATGGCTGATTTGTCGACGCGCACCGAACTGCTGCTGGCCGCATTTTACTATGTGCATGGACGGCCGGACTCGGCCCCCCGCGACAAGGCCCGCTTACAGGCCGCCGTGGATGGTGTCGACGTCGCCGATCTCTCGGGCCGCTTCGATCTCCAGCTGCTCACCGCCTGCCATCGCGGGCTCATCTGCCTGCCGGTCCAGATCGGCGCGTCGAAAACCGGCATCAACGAAGTGCTGACCCTGGCCTGCGCCGATCGCGGCGCCGCCGGCAGTGACGATGCCGTGTTGCGCCTGGCCGTCTACCGGCAGCCGGATCTCAGCTGGCAGCAACGCGCGGATCTGAGGTGACATGATGAGCGCCGCCGTCATCACCCTGCCCGCTTCCTTCTTCGACCGCCCGGAGCGCTATAACCGCCCGCCTCAGCCGGCGCCGATCATCGACCTGCTGGCGACCGGAGACGGCATCCGAGCCGCCCGCGCGACCGGCCAGGACGTGACGCCGCTGATCCCGGCGCAGATCACCGTGCGCATCGGCGATTGGGTCTATGACGACCGCAGCAAGTTCAGCGGCTTCCTCTGCCGGTACCTCCACCGGGACGGTCATACCAAGGCCGTCATCAATGTCATGGGGCTGGCGATCGTCGCCCAGCTGCCTGACCTCCGCACCGTTCTTACACCCCATCATTAAGAGGCGTCCATGTCCGACCAACCAAGCCATCCGAGTGCCCGCACCTTCGTCGATTTCGTCCGCATGCTGGAGCATGGCGAACTGGACCAGAAGCTCAGTGACGAGCTGCGCAATATCGAGGCCCATCTGAGCAACCACGCCCACGAATTCGGCGGCGGCAAGGCCAAGGGCAAGCTGACGCTGACGGTCGATTTCGAATTGAAGGGCGGCGTTTATGAACTGCAGGCCGACTTCAAGGTCAAGCTGCCGGAACTGAAGCGCCCGCGCACCATCGCCTGGGCTACGCCCAACAACAACTTCACTCCCCAGGACCCCAAGCAGCTCACCATGTTCGGTGGTCCGCGCAAGGTCCAGGACGGCTATGGCGGCGACATCAAAGTGATGGACGCCTAAGCAGCCGCGTTTCCCTCAACCTCCAAAAGGACTTTGGAACATGGATACCTTGGAACAAGTCGCCGGCAAAAACATCGCTGACTCGCTTAGTGATATTTTGAAGGACAATCACACGCCAAAGCTAATCACCGTCGGCAAGACACCGAAGGGCGACGACATCAAGGCGCTGCAGGCGCCGAAGAATGTCGAGCTGAAGAGCGTCAAATCCCTGGTCGACGAATATGCGATCCAACCGGTGCGCCGGCGGGGCACCCATATCGTGACCTCTCTCGACAGTTTCATTGACCTGACGAACCGTTTCAAGGATGCCGATTCGGTGATCTTCGCTGATAGCAACATCCAGAATCCCGGACTGACGGCGGTGCTGAATTTCCACATCCATGGCGGCGATCTCGACAGCCCCGAAGATAACCTGGCCCGCTATGGCGATCATAAGGTGGACTACAAGCTTGCCCTGTCCAAGGAATGGCAGGCCTGGAAGGCGAAGGACGCACAGGTCATGAGCCAGGGCGACTTCGCCGCCTTCATCGAGGATCGCATCAGCGATGTATTGATGCCGGATCCCGGCATGGTCGGCGATATCAGCGATGCCGCGACCGGCGGCGATTTCGGCGACCGGTCACCGGTCGAGCAGTTGGCCTATCTGGCGAAACTGCTGGGCGGCAGCTTCGCCACGCCTTCCAAGCTGCTGGAACTGTCGCGCGGCCTGGCGGTGCGGGACAACCTAGCCGTCAAAGAGGCCGCCAACCTGCAGACCGGTGAAGGCAAGATCCAGTGGCAGAGCCAGCACACCGATGAAGACGGCGTGCCGCTGATCATCCCGAACCTGTTCCTGATCGCCATCCCGATCTTCGAGAATACGGGCGTCAATTGGCGGATGGCCGTGCGCCTCCGGTACCGCCTAGTCTCCGGTAAGATCATCTGGTTCTACCAGATCTATCGCGCCGAGTTGATCTTCGACGCCGCCATCAAAGGCGCCAGCGAAAAGGCTCAGGTCGCGACGGAACTGCCGCTCTTCCTCGGCAAGCCCGCCAGCGCGTAACCGCAGCCATGCCTGCCGGCAATCTGTCGGCAGGCATCGACGGAGCGATGGAGAATTTGATGAGCGTCAACCATAACCCAGCGCAGATCACGCCGAAACGGCTGAATTGGCTGCGTAAGAACACGCCCCATTTCGCCGACACCTTTGACGGCGTCCGCGTGCCGATCGAGCAGGCCAATGCCGAAGCGGTCCGCATCTGGGAAGCGACGCCGCCGGAGATGCGCTGCGGCGAGGCACCAATCGGAGCCAAATCATGAGCCAGCCATTGCTTGCCCCCCCGCCCCTGATCACTCTGCCGACCGACGCTATTCTGGCATCGGCCCGCAACCGGGCACCCGATTTCGTCGTCAAACGGTCGGACGGCGAATATCTGCGGCGGTGGTGGATCGTGCCGCGCAATGACCAGTTCAATATCTACCTGCATCAGTTCGTCCAGGATGACGACGATCGTGCCCTGCACGACCACCCATGGCATAGCGCGTCAATCGGGCAGATCGGCGGCTATGACGAGCTGCTGCCCAACGACATGACCGTAACGCGCCTGCCCGGCGACTTGATCTATCGCGAGCCGGAACATGCTCACCGCGTTCGATTGTTCCGCGATGCGCAGGGTCAGCCGATCGAGGCGTGGACGCTATTCATCACCGGCCCTCGTGTCCGCCAGTGGGGTTTCCACTGTCCGAAAGGCTGGGTGCATTGGGAACAGTTCACCGCCGCCAACGATCCCGGCGCCGTCGGCAAGGGGTGTGGGGAATGAGTGCCCGATTGGCAAAAAGTTACGAAAAGCAGTTTCACGAGCTGCGGCAGGCTAGGCATGACTTGGAAGCGACTGAGCGCAAGCTGCGCCAGATTCACCAGATCGCAATCACACGCCATACCTTCACCTCGCCTGCAGATCACGCTGAAAAGCTGACTCTGACTCTGGGGCAGATCGCCAAGCTCTCGGAGGAACCATGAGCGGTGCACGCGAATATTGGCCGGAGGCCTATTGCGACGAGATGATGCCTGCGAGCCGGCCGAATCCTGACGCCTGGATCGAGCGGCTGCCGAACGGCGACTTCCAATTGGCGGACTACAACGAAGATGAGGACGGCCAACCGGTGCGGCACGGCGATGGCATCGTCATTCAGAACGGCCAGGTGATCGAGTTTTGCTGGTGCCAGCCGACGCCGGATATCGAGATCACCGTCAATCCGGATGGCAGCTTCGAACAACACAGTAAGGTCGATCCGAACAGCACGCATTTCTGGCTGTCCGGCGATCCGGACACGCTCGATTATTCGCTGGCTGAGTTCGCGCGCCATTATGCGCAGAACGACGTCTTTCCCGCATCGCTCCCGGAACAGATGACCGTCCGCACTGCCTGTTGGGGTGATGAATGCTACCGTTTCGTCGTCCTGGACACGACGGCGCGCTTCGAGCTTGCGACACCGGACGCCGCGACCGCTGAACCGGTGAAGCATGAGCGATAAATCCAACATCGAATGGACGGACGCGACCTGGAATCCGATCCGGGGGTGCTCGCGTGTCTCAGAAGGGTGCCGAGGCTGCTATGCAGAGCGCGTCGCGGCCCGCTTCGCGGATGACGAGCAGGCATATGCCGGGCTAGCGCATTATGTGAAGCGACAGGATGGCACGCGCGAGGCGCGATGGACTGGTGAACTGACCTTTGGCCACAACCTCGATCAGCCGCTGACATGGCGACGACCCAGGCACATCTTCGTCAACTCGATGTCTGACCTGTTCCATGAGAAACTATCGATAGACGAGATCGCCACGGTGTTTGCGATCTGTGTCGCGGCTCACCATCTCAACGGCCACATTCTTCAGATCCTCACCAAGCGGTCGGTGCGGCTGTTCGGAATCCTGCATAAGCCGGAATTCTGGGAGCAGGTGAATATCGAAGCCGGACTGCACGTCATGGAAGGCACAGATCCACTTGCCCGCCGCAGCGACGATGCACGCGCTACGCTAGAGGAGTATGGCCCGGACAATCCGCCGCCCGGGATTTGGCTCGGCGTTTCCGTCGAGAACCAAGAGGCTGCGGATGACCGAATTCCGGACCTGCTTGGCACGCCGGCGGCGAAGCGTTTCATCAGCGCCGAGCCATTGCTGGGGACGATCGATTTGGATTCGTCACTCGGTGGTACGCAGTGGATTGGTGGGCAGCGCGGCTGCGAGGGCACACACTGCGGGGCCGGCACGCCGGATTGTCCGAAGGAGCCGCACCACCACCACGATGAACGCTGCAATCGAGGACTGGATTGGGTGATCGTCGGAGGCGAGAGCGGCCCCAAGGCCCGACCGATGCATCCCGACTGGGCACGGACTTTGCGCGACCAGTGCCAGGCGGCCGGTGTGCCGTTCTTTTTCAAGCAGTGGGGCGAGTGGGCACGACTCACCAGCGACATCATCGGTCCGAATGGTTCGGTGAAAACGTCGCCGCGTGGCAGCGTTAACTGGCGAGCATACCAGCCGGACTCGATTGGTGGAATGTTCCGCGTTGGCAAGAAAGCTGCCGGCCGGCTGCTGGATGGCCGTACATGGGATGAGGTGCCGGCATGACCGCAGTCACACCGGCACCTCATTTGGCAGAGACTGGGTTACCCCGCCAAATCGATGCTATCGCGCAGCGGAGCGATGACCTTGCGCTCCAGATCAGCGGCCATTTCGGCGGGCAGACTGGGTTCGATCGCTTCGATCTCCCAGTTGCATCCGTGACGCGGTTCGGAGAGTCGCCGGACCCTTACATTGTGAATGAGTCCAGGGGCTTGATCGCCAATTTTAATGAGCAGGTACCGCTCAAGCGGCTCGCGGAACATGGAGGCCTTTGCCATTCGACTACCCTCCAGCCCAAAGGACTGATGAACAGTCATCATCCCTGTAGTTGCGAACAAGTGTCAATCCGCTCCTTTGTAAAAGTTTATTCATCTTTCCGCGGGGCGGTACCGGCAGCGATCACCTCACAGCCCGGCCAGATCAGCCTCGTTAAAGAACACGATGCCCCCAGACTTGGCGCGGGCCGTATCTCGGATCGCGGCATTAATGCGGTCTTCAACAGCAGACCGGCGCGTATCGATGGCCGCGATGCACTGCGAAACCGTCGCAAAGGGCAAATCGAGGGTGATCTGAACCGCGATTTTCGTCATGCCGACGGCTGCGAGGCCATTGTCGCCACCTTCGATTTTGAAAATGAACAGCCCATTCGAATCATTCCAGCAGCCATTGGAAATGATCTTCAGACGGTTAGCGATGCGCTTTGCTGCACTGGCGGGGACTTCCTGGCGTTCCATCATGCCTCCCAAAAAGGGACGCGAGATACCGGTCAAGCCTTGGGGGTTCCTGAACCGGCACCTCGCGCGGCTGGTCATCGACGAATGACGTCTCCCAGCGACGTCGTTCTGCCGGCCGCCAACGGGGGTTGCGGATACCGTGCGAAACGCCGCCTTAGCCTTAGGATAAGTCGCTTCGCGGGTAACATCCTCATCCAAATAGAGGAGAGCAAGGCGCCACACAGAAACGTGACATCGCCGTCGTCGAAGGTGGTGGCGGCATGATCCGCCCTGACGAGCTAATCATCGACAACTTCGCCGGCGGCGGCGGTGCCAGCACGGGGATCGAGATGGCGCTTGGCCGGCCGGTGGACGTAGCCATCAATCACGACCCCGAAGCCGTGGCGATGCACCAGGCGAACCACCCGCACACGCTGCACTATTGCCAATCGGTCTGGAAGGCTGATCCCCGCGACGTCGTGATGGCGGCATCCCGCCGGCGTGGCAGCGATGCGCCGCTGCCGGTGGGACTGGCCTGGTTCTCCCCGGACTGCAAGCACTTCAGCAAGGCCAAGGGCGGCAGGCCGGTGGAAAACCACATCCGGGATCTGGCCTGGGTCGTGGTGCATTGGGCAAAGCTTGTGAAGCCGCGCGTCATCATGCTGGAGAACGTCGAGGAGTTCCGGACCTGGGCACCTCTGCGGGTGCGCAAATGGCCCAATGGAACAGATATGTTCGACCTGCATGGAAACGCGGTGCTGGAGCCGGACCCTGCTCGGGCCGGCCAGACGTTCTGGCGCTGGATCCGGCAGCTGCGCAGCCATGGGTATACGGACATTCAATGGCGCGAAGTGCGCGCGATGACCAGCGACGCCCCGACGATCCGCAAACGACTAATTATTAAAGCTGTCCGGGCTGGCGAGAAGGTCCGCTGGGCGAAGCCGACACATGGTCCCGCAAAGGGACTGAAGCCCTACCGGACGGCGGCCGAATGCATCGATTGGTCGCTGCCCTGTCCATCGATCTTCCTCACCAAGGAAGAAGCGCGAAAGGTCGGTGCAAAACGCCCGCTGGTCGAGAATACCGAACGCCGCATCGCCGCCGGCACCCGCAGATTCGTTCTCCAGGCCGCGAAGCCATTCATCATCCCGATCACCCATGCCGGCGACAGCCGCACGCACGATATCGACGAGCCGATGCGGACGCAGACTACGGCCAATCGGGGCGAGCATGCCTTGATTGTGCCGACCTTCGTCGGTTGCGGGGGGCGCGCAGGCCAATCAAGGCCTCGTAGCGGCGATGAACCATTCGCCACCGCCACTGCGAAGCCGGATACCTGCGTCGTTGCGGCCCACATTACCAAGTTCCGCAGCAATGCCATCGGCAGCGACATGACTGAGCCGATGCCGACCGTCACCGCCAACAGCTTTATCAAGCGGCCCGGCGGCAGTGCACCTGTGGGCCTGGTGACCGCCTATTTGGCCCAGCACAATACGGGCGTCATCGGCCGCGCCGCGAACGAGCCGCTTTCGACCGTTACGAAGGCTGGCGCGCAGCAGCAGATCGTCACAAGCCACTTGGTCAAGCTGCGCAATAACCAAGATGGTCAAAGTGTCGAGACACCGATGCCGACTCTGACGAGCGGCGGCGGTCATGTGGGCGAGATACGTTGCTTCCTCGTCAAATATTACGGCTCCGGCGGACAGGACCAGGCGGTCACAGAGCCGATGCACACCCTCACGGCCAAGCCCAGAATGGGCCTGGTACAGGCCGAGCTGGTCGAGGTGCAGACCGACCTGCCGGATGATCTCCGCTATGCGGCATGGTGGGTTGCGCGTTTCCTGGAAAAGTACGATCCGGAACCTAAACCTCTGATCGTGGGGCCGAGGGCCTCTGCTGTTGGCACTGGCGGGTACGTGCTGACCGATATCGGCATGCGGATGCTGACCCCACGCGAACGGTTCCGAGCGCAGGGTTTCCCGGACAGCTACATCATCGACCCGATCTACAACGGTAAACCGCTCAGCGAAACCGCCCAGGGCCGCATGTGTGGGAACTCGGTCTGCCCCGACATGGCGGCGGCAGAGGTGGCGGCACAGTTCGGACCGATCGAGTTGGCGGAGGTCGCATGACGTTCCAATCGGCAATCCAGTTCCTGCTTTGGTGGCCGTTGGCTTCGATCATAACCCTTGCAGCCTATGTGATTGCGGCAACGCGCTGGAGGCGGGGCTGATGACGCATCATTGCCACGCGAAGGGCTGCCAGGCAGCGGTCCCACCCAAGATGTTCATGTGCAAGAAACACTGGTACGCGCTGCCGAAGCCGATGCGCGATGCCATCTGGGCGGTCTATCGGCCCGGCCAGGAGCAAGACAAGAATCCGTCGCGCGCCTATATCGAGACCGCCAATGAGGCGATCGCATGGTTGGCAGCGAAGGAAAACCGGCAAGGAGCACTGCTATGACGTCGCCCGGCGGAGAACCCATGTTCAAGCGGCACATCAATGCTGCCTTCAAGCGCGGCAAAAAGGTCGGCACGCTGAAAGGGCGGGACGGCATGAAGGCCGATATCCTCGCGCTGATCCAGCGCGTGGATGGCTTGCCTCAGAAGTGTGAAGAAATGCTGGTGCAGCAGATCTCGGACCTGAAGTAGCGGAGAGAGCGGGACATGAAAGCCCTTACCATCTGGCAGCCATGGGCGAGTCTGATCATGATCGGCGCCAAGGCCTTCGAATTCCGTTGTTGGCCCGCACCGAAATTCGTCCGGGGTCAGCGCATCGTCATCCATGCCGGCGCGCGCAAGGTCAAGCGCGGCGAGATTGCCGAGCTGCTGAACGATCCGAGCCGGTTGCGCGGCAGCACTGGCGGCGACGATCGGCAGATGTCGCTTGCACTCGATCTGCTGGAGAAGACCATGACGAGCCCCGGCCGTCTGCCGCTGGCCATGGGCCTTGGAACCGTCCTGCTCGGCGAACCGAAGCGAGCGACCGAGCTATTCGCCGCCACCATGGACCCGGAAGAGATCAATCCGGATATGTGGGGCTGGCCGGTCAGCGAGGTACAGAGCTTCGAGATGCCCGTGCCGGCGAAGGGGATGCAGGGCTTATGGGACTGGAAGGACTGACAGCATGAAGACCTTCCGTCACTTCCTCCGCGGCATCAACAGCATGCAGCGCGGGCCGATCGACAGCAGCGAGCACTGGAAGGTCCGCGAAGAGATTGCGAAGGCCGGCCGGGAGCGGGCCAAGCTGAAGGAGGACCGGGCAACTCAACGGTACAACGAGGCACGGAAGGTGAAGCTATGAGCGAGACGAAGATATTGACCGATGCGCAACGCGATGAATTGGCCGAGAAGCTGAAAATGATCGACGCAGCCATCGCGCCATTGCGCGCCGCCGTGAAGCCGTTCGAGGACGCCTTGGCATCGCTCAATGAGTTCCGCGAGACGGTGCTAGAGGAGTATGGCGCCGAGATCCTCGACACCTGCATCGGCTGCGAGAAGCTCATACTGGTGGGCGATCTCGGCCACTATTGCGCCGATGGCCCGCATTGCTGCGTCGAGTGCGCACCGACCTGGGGCCAAACGAAAGAGCAATATGAGGAAATCGCCGCCGATGGGTGCGAGGGGTCGGAACTGGAGCCAGAGGACATCGAGGCCGGCTTGAAGGCGGTACAGGCGCATCTCGACGCCGGCGGCAGTCTCGACGACAAGCACGTGTGGAAACTGTGAGGGTGTGATGGCGGACGAACAGAAGACGGCCGAGATGTGGGCCGCGTTGATAGAGCGCTTGCAGGATAGCCAGGCGCGCATCGCCAGGATGTGCTCAGAGGCCCGGCCTCCGAAGATGTCTATTCCGGCAGACCCCGTGCGCGATGATGACCTCGTGATTTGCGCCGCTATCCGTGACGCCATCGCAGCCCTCCGACAGCCGCCAGCGTCGGAAGCAAGACCGGTTGATATGCTGCTGTTCTGCCCCAAGTGCGGCACACAGCACGTGGATGCGCCGGACGGCAAGGGTTGGGACAACCCGCCGCACCGCTCGCATCTCTGCCACGCCTGCGGCTGTGTCTGGCGGCCGGCAGACGTGCCGACCAATGGCGTCGCGGAGATCAAGACCAAGGGTTCCGTCGATAACCATCCAGCCAAGCCGAGCACGCCCACGGCCGGCGATCGGCCGACCGTCATCGTGAACGTCTTCAAAGGCGAATGGATCAACTGCATGTTCACCGATGAGGTAAGAGTTCTGATGATCGACGAAAGCAGCCCGCGCGATCGCGTCTATGAGCTGACGATCACTAGCACACCGGAGGAGATCGCCAAGGCAATCGGCGACAGCCCGGTCGGCAATGATCGCGACGGTATGCTGACCGAGAGCCAGCGGCGCGGCATCATCGCCGCCGAGGCCCGCGAGCGTGGCGAGACACTGGTCCTCGTCAAAGCGGAGGATTCGGACCAATGACCAAGCCCGTCCGTATCCAGCCGCAGCGCACCAAGGGCTGGCGGATGCCACCCAACACGGTGAAGGTTGATCGCTCAACACGATGGGGTAACCCCTGCAAGATCGGCCAATTCGAGGGTTACAGCGCGGACGAAGCCGTCCGCGATTTCCGTCTCTGGATTGAGCGAGACCCAACCGTACGCAGCTTCGAGAATGCCCATGGCAAACCGCCAAGCATCGCAGAGATCCACCAGCAGCTTGCCGGCCAGAATCTGGCCTGCTGGTGCAAACCCGGCGCGCCGTGTCATGCCGACGTGCTGCTGGAGATGGCGAATCGAGAGGATGTCCCATGCAGAAACTGAAGGCTCAAACCCCACCGCCGGCACAGCCGTCACACCCGACAGTGATCGCCCTGGCGCAGCTGCTTGCCCGGGTCGCCCTCGCGGCGCACAATGGCGCCGCACCGGAAGAGACACCGACCAATGACAATGATCCGCGCCGCCATCTACGCCAGGTATAGCTCCGACCTGCAATCCGCGAATTCGATCGAGGACCAGCTGAGCCTCTGCCGCGACAGGGTCGCGCAGCTCGGCGCCGAGACGGTCGAGATCTATACCGACGCGGCAATCAGCGGCGCCCAGATCATGACGCGGGCGGCGGTGCGGAAGCTGCTGGCCGATGCTCGCGCCGGCCGGTTCGATATCCTGCTGACCGAAGCGCTCGACCGGCTGTCCCGCAGCCAGGCCGATATCGCCACCATCTTCGAGCGCCTGAGCCATGCCGGCATCCGGATCATCACTTTGTCCGAGGGCGAGGTCAGCGAACTGCATATCGGCCTGAAAGGCACGATGAACGCCCTGTTCCTGAAGGACCTGGCCGCCAAGGTGCGCCGGGGCCAGCGCGGCATGGTCGATCGCGGCAAGGCCTCCGGCGGCCTCGCCTATGGCTATCGCGTGGTGCGGCGCATCGGGCCGGACGGCGAGGTCGAGACCGGCCTGCGCGAGATCCATCCGGACCAGGCCGAGGTCATCCGGCGCATCTTCCGGGAGTTCATCGACGGCCGGTCCAGCCTGAAGATCGCCAGCGGCCTCAACAGCGACGGCATCCCTGCGCCGCGCGGCGGGCTGTGGAACCGCAGCAGCATCAGCGGCAATCGCGGCCGGGCGGGCGGCATCCTGCACAACCGCCTCTATATCGGCCGGATCACCTATGGGCGCCTGACCTTCCGCAAGGACCCGGATACCGGCAGGAAGCGCGGCACCGCCATGCCCGAAAGCGGCTGGACAACCCAGACCAACGAAGCGATGCGCATCATCGACGACGAGACGTGGCACCAGGCGCAGAAGGCCCTCAGCGCCTATGACGGCCTCGCCACCGCCAAATGCCGCCGGCCGAAGCGGCTGCTCTCTGGCCTGGTCACCTGCGGCTGCTGCGGGGCGGCCTATATCGTCATCGACAAGGAGCGCATGGGCTGCTCGTCCAACAAAGAGGGGCGCGGCTGCACCAATGGAAGGCGGGTGCATTCCGACATGCTCGAACGGCGGACCTTGGACGGGCTGCGCAACCAGATGCTCGCACCGGATGCCATCTCAGCCTTTGTCCGGGAATACCACGCCATCTGGAAGCAGCAGCGGGCCGATTCCCTGGGCGACCGTAGCCGGATCGAGCGCAGCCTGAAAGAGGTCGAGGGGAAGATCGGCCGGATCGTCACTGCGATCGCCGAGGGCACCGACGTGCCGGCGATGCGGACAACCCTGAAGGATCTGGAGGGGCAGCGCGCGGGGCTGGCACGGCGCCTGGCCGATATGCTGGACCCGACCGTCATCCCCATGCAGCCGAACCTGACAGAGACGTACCAGCGCCTGGTGGACGATCTGGCCGCCACGCTGAACGCCGCCACCGAGGACCGCACCCGGGCTTTCGGCCTGCTGCGCGGGCTGATCGACCGGATCGTGCTGCATCCGACCGAGAAGCGGGCCGGATTCGAAATGGAGATTTTCGGGCAATTGGCAGGGATTCTGCGGCTTGCAAGCGGTCAAGAGGTGGAATGTTCTCCGACCGTTCTCAATGCGAGCAATCAGGGGTTAGTGATGGCGGAGGGAGGGGGATTCGAACCCCCGATAGGGATTTAAGTCCCTATAACGGTTTAGCAAACCGCCGCCTTCAGCCGCTCGGCCACCCCTCCGCACGTGAGCAGCTTGCCACACGGCGTATGTGGGGCCTTTCCTAACGGCGGCAGGAGCAAAAGTCAAATGCCGGGTCGGGCTTTGGGCCGGTCTTTTAAACTTTTCCCGGAGATCCCCGCCTCGGCAAAAAGCCCGGGGATCAGCGACGCTTATATTGCTCGTCGCCGAACAGGATACGGCGCTGTTCGGCACTGAAGGACTGGGTGCTGGTATATTGTTCCAGCACCTTAAGTCCGCGCTGCACCGCCGGGCGCCCGTCAATCTCCTGGAACCAGCGCTTCACATTCGTCAAGGCATTGAGATCGACACCCTGACGCTCCCAGTATCGGATCCAGGGCCAGGTCGCCATGTCGGCGATGCTGTATTCCTCGCCGGCCAGGAAACGCGCTTCACCGAGACGCTTATCCATCACGCCATAGAGCCGCTTGGCCTCATTGGTATAGCGATCGATCGCATAGGGAATTTTCTCTGGCGCATAGAGACGGAAGTGATGCGCCTGCCCCAGCATGGGGCCGATGCTGCTCATCTGAAACATCAGCCATTGCAAGACGGCGTAACGTTGCGCCCCTGTCGCCGGCAGGAACTGCTTGGTCTTTTCCGCAAGATAAATCAGCATGGCGCCGGATTCGAACAAGGCAATCGGCTTGCCCCCCGGGCCGTCGGGATCGACCATCGCCGGCACCTTGTTATTGGGGCTGATTTTCAGAAAAGCCGGATCGAACTGCGCGCCCGCACCGATGTCTACACCATGCGCAATGTAAGGCAGTCCCATTTCTTCCAGGGCGATATGTATTTTATGGCCGTTCGGCGTCGGCCAGGAATACATATCAATGGTCTTCTCCGTCATCGCTGTCTCCAGCTCGCAATCTCGTTCTAGTCCGGCTCGTTCTTATCCGGCTCGTCCTAATCCAGCAGCTTCAGCGCGCGCTGGACGGCCGGCCGCGAACCAATGGCTTTTTTCCAGCGATAGATCGCCGGGAAATCGGCGAAGTCGTAACCGAAATTGCCGAGGCCCTTGACCCAGGGCCAACAGGCGATATCCGCGATCGAATAGTCGCCTGCAAGATACGGCACCTCCGCGAGACGCTTCTCCATGACCCCGGCCAATCGGCCAACTTCATTGGTATAGCGATCGATCGCATAGGGAATGCGTTCCGGCGCGGCGCTGCGAAAGTGATAGCATTGTCCGAACATCGGGCCTATGCCGCCCATCTGGAACATCAGCCATTGCAAGGTGATGTTTCTGTCATGCGGATCTTGCGACAGAAATTTGCCTGTCTTTTCTGCCAAATAGATCAGAATGGCACCGGATTCGAAGATCGAGATCGGCTTGCCATCCGGTCCGTCGGAATCGACGATGGCCGGGATCTTGTTGTTCGGACTGATCCGCAGGAAGGCAGGGTCAAATTGCTGACCGGCGCCGATATCCACCTTATGCAAGCGGATGGGGAGGCCGGTTTCCTCGACCATGATATGGATCTTGTGGCCGTTCGGTGTGCCCCAGGTATAAAGATCGATCATTATATCCCTTCAAAATCTGCGGGATTAGCCTACGACGGAAGCCGCAGTCTTGGCGATTTCGCTTGTGCTGGCAAGAACGACCTAACATCATCCCCACCGTTATATACGGCCAGGGACGGAAACCTGCGAAAATGCTTTCGCCAGATCTCGAAGAGAATAGCCTCAGCGGATACAGCAAACTAATCCAATATCGCCTTCACCGGGCCGATCGGGGCTATGCGGAAGTGATCTTGTCGGTCGGCCCCGAGCATCTGAACCGCTTGGGTGTGGTGCATGGCGGCGTCCTCGCAACCCTGCTGGATTCAGCGACCGGCTATGCCGTCGCCTTTGCGTCTTCTGCTACAAAAATGCAACCTGCCGTCACGTTGTCACTCAATACGCATTTTCTGGGACAAGCCCGAGGCGGCGACCGTCTGATCGCCGTGGGTCGGCATATCGGTGGGGGCAAGACCATCGCTTATGCGGCGGCCGAAGTGAAAACCGATGACGGGCGGCTCATCGCGCGCGGTGATGCGGTCTACCGCTTCCTCGACGAACGCAAAGTCGGCAATGGCGGCGGCCCCTGATCGTTCATAACATATTCGGCTTGGCCATCGCCCTGGTTGGCCCCATCGCCTGCTCAAGACCGACCCGGATGAATTCGCGCCTCAATCTGCCTGTCGAGGCCAGCCAGCACATTTTGACATCGGCCATCGCTCCATAAAACGGATTGACCCCAATCAGCGGCTTGTTGTGTTCGATGACCCAATGGGAGCCGATCGCCAGGCAGTAGGCCCCGGCGATACCACCGACGGCAAACAGTATTTCACCAACGATCGCTGCGACAATGCTGGAACCCATCCCCAGCACCGTTGCCGCATAATGACAAGCCCGCGTGCCAGGGCGCTGATGCGCCCGAAGATAATGCGGCCAGAATTCACTGAACGACATCTGGAATCCGCCACGAAGTGTCGTCATGGACTGGTCCCCTTCTCCTCGCGTCCGGGGCTGCCGAACGCTCCTCACCCGTTTGACCCGGACAGGGTCCGGTAAACTTTTAAATAGCAGGCACCTGTTGTTCCGATCTGTCAACAGATCATCGCGGTAAAGCTGTTCAAGTGCCGGTAAAGTTCGGCTTTCGCTTGTCCAGAAAAGCCGAGATGCCCTCGCGATAATCGGCGGTTTCGCAGGCGGCATAGGCTTCGCGTATCTCCTCCGCGGGGATCGGCGCAGGAAGCTGGCAACGCCGAGTCATCTTCTTGTGATTTCGGTGACTGACCGGCGAGCCGGCAGCAATGCGCCGGGCCAGCGCCGCGACAGCGGGTTCCAATTCCGCCGGTTTGCAAAGCCGTGTCACCAGCCCCTTCGCCAAGGCCCAATCCGCGTCATAGATGCTGCCCTCCAGCAGCATTTCCAGCACCGTTGCACGACCCAGCAGGGTCACGAGATCGGCAATTTCCGGATAGGGCATGGTGACGCCGATCTTCTGAATAGGAACGCCGAACTTGGCGGATTGCGCGGCCACACGCAGATCGCACATGGCGGCGACTTCGAGTCCCGCGCCGACGCAATTCCCCTCGATGGCGGCAATGGTCGGATGACGGCAATCGCGCAACGCATGCAATGTTTCCACCATCATGCGGCCATAGGCCGTGGCCTGGTCCGTGGTCCATCGTTGCTCGCGAAACTCGGCCAGATCGGCG